AGCGCTGCGGTCGTGACGATCACCTATGTGTCGGATATCTGGCTGGATATCGACTATCAGGCGGCTGCGGACATCTCGCTGGCGTGTATCGCGGTGTGGGCCACGCTTTTCGCGATCCGGTACGCCGGTTGGTCGCGCTGGTGGACCAACCGCATCGGCAAGGTCTACCTCGCGAAGTCGATCATCCTGGCGCTCGTTCTGATCCAGGCTGCGGTGTCGGTGTGGTGGTCTGGTGATTATCCTGGTCGTGATCCGGTGCGGTTCGCGATCTACGCGCTGGGTTCTGCGGCGTTGGTGTCGATGCTGGTGACGTTGTGGCAGGAGCAGCGACGCGACCGGAAACACCGCAAGGAGAACACCTAACTTGTCACCCGTCGGCGCTACACTGGACCTCGCGGGACGGATTAGTCCCGCTGGACCCGATGTAAAGCGGAGTCTCCCAGATAGTTACGCGGCTGGATAGTCGGTGACGCGGGGTTGGACATTCGCCAACACAGGGCAACGATAGGCCGCCTCTCGACTTTGGTCGAGAGGCGGCTTTTTGTCGTTGGTGCGATGTATGCTGACGGCAATAGCTCATAGAGCCGGTTCGAGGCGATCCAGCCGCTTATTTGATCGTCGTAGGCATGTACCCACCGGGCATGTCGGAATCGCCCCTCGGCTTCGGCCGGGGGGCGATTCTTTGCGTTGTGGCGGAACGCAAAACCAGGCGACAGGCGAAATAGAATCGCAAGTATGGTCGAGCGCCAATTCCGCGTAGTCACCCATAAGCGGTGGCTCGCTGAGTTGTTCCAGCCAATGGGCGCAGTGATCGATCATGGCTTCGACATCGACCCCACGACGGCACTGGACACGATCTGGTGGGCACCCGGCGCATGGGTCGCCAGCGCGCACCTGTCCGGCATTCAACTGCCGCTTCTGAGTTGCGGACCGGATTGGCTGGTGCACCTGCCCCAGCGGTACAGCGGTCGCCGCGTGGAGAACAAGGTGCTCGCTGACATCACGCCCGGGAAGCTGGAGCCGACGTTCGCCAAACTTCCCGAGGTCAAGCACGACGGCGTTCCTGCGCGGGCCTACGGTGAGTGCTACCTGCGCGACACACTGGCTCAATACAACCTCCCTGCCGAGACGGTGTGGCAGTTACAGGAGCCGGTCGACTTCCGCATCGAAGCGCGCTTCTGGATTGCACACCGCAAGATCGTCGCCGAGAGTCCATACCGGATCGGCACCATGATCTGGGGTTACAACGGCTTCGAGCGCGCGGGACAGCGGCTCATCAAATCCCGCACCTACGCCACGATGCGAGACTTTATCCAGACCGTGCTGACCGATGACGGCGTGGATATCGCGCCGGGTTGCACCATCGACGTTGGCATGACGACCGACGGACCCCTAATCGTCGAGGCCAATGCCGCCTGGTCATCTGGACCGTATGACGGCGACCCTGCCGGTATTCACGCGGCAATCGTCGCCAGCCACGACTTCGAGGGGCGCTACCCGCAGTGGACGTGGCGGCACAGTCCGGTGTTCGACAAGGCTCGACCGCTGCACCTGACCGCCGCCTGAAACTCGTTGGAACCGTTCGGCCGTCGTAGCCGTCTATACCTGTAGATCGTCCCCGGTCAACTCTCCAGGCTGGGGGCGATCTCAGAACGGCAATTCGTCATCCCACAGAGCAATATCCTCGGCGGTCTCGCGCTCCACTTGTTCGGCAAGTGCGATCCATGGTTTGAACGCTTCCGCGAGCCGACCCGCCGCACGCGCCATCGCTTCGGTCGCGATGGCAACTCGACCAGCCAAGTCGGCAAACCGTGCATCGAGGCAGACAACCTCGGCGCCCGCCACCACCGCAGCGCCTTCGACGATCAGCTCAGCCTCGAACACCGCGTCTTCCATGCCTCTGATTATGCGCCGATCTGCTCCCGATACACGTCCTCCGCCCGCAACCCCGGCGCCAGATTCCCCAGCAGATTCGCCACCAACTTCCGCGCACCCGCCTCCGAGTAGTCGTCAATCCGGAAGCTCGACGACTTTCCGTTCTCCACAACCGACCACGCAACAACCCACACCGGATACCCGACGACAGCGGCACCGGTGGACTCGGTTGCGGTGCCGGTCGTCAGCGTCACCTTGGTTGTGAAGCGGGTGATACCCATGACGCGGACGGTACGGAATGGAACCGACAAGCAAGGAATGGCAGTGCGGTATGTTGTGGGCGGCAAGTTCATGAGGGTACAGTTCTGGGTACAGTGAATCCACTGAAACCCGGTCTGACCTGCAAGGGGCGGTAGCTCAGTTGGTTAGAGCCGGGGACTCATAATCCGTTGCATGGGGTATGCTCAACAGCACGGACTTGTCAAATGTGCAGGTAGAGACCGTTTCTGATTGAACGGAATGGAACGAGATCGAATGCGTGTGGGTACAGTGGAAGGTGCAGTAACCCAAAACTGAGTTTGCTGGAATGGAGACGCAATGACGCGCAGGTCGCCTGGCGATGGAACCCTCTTCAAACGCGCTTCCGATGGCATGTGGATCGCCGGATACACCGTGCAGATCGAAGGCCGCTCAGTGAAGAAACGCGTCTCATCAAAAACCCGCACTGGTGCCATCCAGAAGCGCAAGGAACTCAAAGCCCAACTCGACGCCGGCACCATTCCCGGCGCGACCAACATCCGCATGGACCGATGGCTCGACCACTGGCTCAACAACGTCAAGAAGCCCCGCGTCGACCCCACCACGTTCCGCAGCTACGAGAGCACTGTCCGCCTCTACCTAAAACCCACCATCGGACACCTGCGCATGGACCGGCTCACCACCGACCACGTCCGCGAAATGCACAAGACACTGCAGACAGGCACCCACGAGACACCCGGCTCAACCCGCAACGCACAGAAGGCGCACCAGGCCCTCGGCGCCGCACTCAAGGTCGCCCAGGCCGAACTCGGCCTGCAACGCAACGTCGCCGCCCTCGTTGGCATGCCCGTCCACGTCGCAAAGAAGTACCCTGCCTTCACAGTCCCCGAGGCGCTGCACATCATGAAGGTCGCCGACGAAGTGTGTGACCCCATGTGGGCCGCACGCTGGAAGGCCGGATTCATGACCGGCAAGCGTGAATGCGAAGTCCTCGGCATCACCTGGCCGCGCCTCGACCTCGACGACGACCTCATCGACATCTCATGGCAGCTGCAGGAGCTGACCAAGGAACACGGCTGCGGCCCCGCCGTTGATGGCCGCTACCCCTGTGGCAAGAAACGCGTCAGCTTCTGCCCGGACGCCTACTGGGACTTCCGCGCCGGCTACGAGCACGAGTTCTGCGAAGGCAACCTCGTGTGGACCCGCCCGAAAACCCCACGCACCGAACGCGTCGCAATCCCGGTCATAAAGCCCCTACACGACACCCTCGTCGACCTCCGCGAACTCAAAGGCCCCAACCCACACAACCTCGTGTTCCACCACGCCGACGGCTCACCCATCAGCCAGTCGCAGGACCAGAAGGCGTGGCAGAAGCTCCTGAAGACCGCCGGGGTTCCACACCGACGGCAACACACCCTGCGCCGCACCGCCATCACCCTGCTCCGTGCCGCCGATGTCGACGAGCAGACCCGCATGGAACTGTTCGGCCACGCACACGCCGACACGCAGCGCCGCTACGCCGACTCCGACATCGCCGCCCACAAAGCCGCCATGGCCAAACTCGCCGACATGCTCGCAGTCCAAGACCTCGACGACGACGAGACCTAGGGGCAACTCGGGTAGATCGCCATCACGTCGCCGATGAACACCTGTGCGATGACGTAGTTGCCTCGAGATGCCTGCGCGTATTCGTCCGTTACGGCCGCGATGGATCGGCCATTCGATAGGCGCGCGCAGACCAGGTGGGCATCGCGTGCCATTGATGCGTAGTCCTGGATCGTGATGCCCTGGCCAGTGAGCCGGTTGAATAGCTGCTGGTCGTAGATGCTCACCCACTGTGGCGCTGCGGGTGTTGGTGCTGGTGCGGCTTTCGTGCTGATGGCTGGCGGCGCTTGGATGACGGTGGTTATCACGGTCACCGGTGGTGGGGGAGGTGGCGCCGGCGGTGGTGCTGCGACAGGGGTTGGTGGCGTCGGCGATGGCGTTGCGGCCAGCGGCGTCGTGTCAGCGCGCCGTGAATGGCCAACGAATAGGACCGCGCCAACAACCAGGCCGGCTACCGCGACGATGCCGCCCGCGATTAGGGCAACCCGCACCCGCGAAACGGGCTCGGGGTAGTCAAGCACCGGCAACTCTTCGCTGTACGCGAGCTGCGGGCCTGTCTCAGGTATAGCTACACCCAACTCTGTCGCGCCGCACTGCGTCAGCGCTTCGTGGTCGACCGATTCATTCTCTGACATGGTGTTGTCACCCGCCGTTCTGGAGTGTCCATGTGCCGCAGTCCACGGTGGTGAAGTACTCGCCGTCGTGGAGTTCCACTCGCGCTGCGGCGCCCGGGGCGACCGTTGCGCGACCAATCTCACTGGATGTGGACCACTGTTCTCCGCGCTGCCGAATCCACAGGCAAGCTGCACTTGAGGGCACGGTTGCGGTCCATACTCCAGGCTTGGCGTCGCACGACCAGGTGCATACCTCGTAGGTGCCGTTCTTCGTCAACGTCCATTTGGCCGGCTGGAGCGCGAAGTAGCTGCAGCTACCGAACGCCAGCACGGCGGCCGTTATAGCGATCCACTTCCACGCCCCCCTGGACATAGGCCGATCCTAATTGTCGCCAGGGTCACTGGCTGGTTGTTTCCTGAATGCTGTGTGTGACTGAACGTTTAGCCGCTTCTGTTCAGTGCCTGGCAGCGGAACTAGCAATCTGGATAACAATTGCGTAACGGCTGGGCAAACGCTGGCAATATATCTGACTGGTACGTAAATTACCGGTCAGGCCGGGGAGCCTTCATAACTCCGAAAACCGTAGGAACGCAATGGATTCCGCATGCCCTCATACTGCCGACCAGCACCTTCGTTGAACCCGTGCGCGAATGGACCCTCCAGACCTCGACCAGCTACGAAACGATGTAGCGCTCCGCTTTGAGCAACACCCACACATGCAATGGTCGGCCGCGTTCCTACGCGTCCTCCGAGATGTCTTCGACTTGGAGTTTGGGCCTCCCCATGTCGACGGCGGCCCCCAGTCTGGCGGACGCAGACTGACCCTCGTCCGCTAGCTCGTCGGGGTTCTTCTCGTGCGGCGGCGTTTCGCCCGATGCATCCGGTTCCTGCGTAGCTTCCATGTCACTGCGATGTGCTCCCTTCATTCGGCGCCGTATCTCGGCTAGTAGTTCGTCGTCGGTGTAGTGGGTTATCGGCGCTTCGGTTGGCGCGCGGGGCGCTTCATCGGCGCTGAAGCCGGCAAGTTGGAGCGCGTCCGCTATGTCCCAGTCGACGACGCGGGCCACGGCCGCGACCGTGGCTGGCGTTGTTCCGATTGGGATCAGCACGCCCTTGTTCTTCTGCCACCCGGTCTCCAGCTGCTTCCAGCGACCCGCGCTGACCGCCGGCTTGCCACCACCCGGCGCAGTGCGCCGAGACGCTTCACGCTGGGACAACCCCGCCTTCTCCCTGCGTCGTTTCAGTGCTGGCCCGAATGGCCAGTCCGCGCGTACCTCGTCGCTCTCCATGCCTGACATGTTCGCGTGCAAACAGGTGCAAAGTCCACTGATAGCACCCCGCTGATTCTTTGCAGTTACAGCGGCGTAATTATCGAACATTGCAGGTCAGTGCATACAGATCGCTAAGTTCGCGCGAATGGTTGCGGTTTGCACTTGTTCGCAGTACTGTTCGCAGCATGGTCAAACAGTCCTACGGGGTGTGGCAAGAGCTCCGGGTCATCCGTGAACGCACCGGATGGTCTTCAGCTGACCTGTCGCGCGAAAGCAAACTTTCCGCCCCATACCTGTCGCAGCTCGAGAACGGCGACCGCTGGCCGAACGCCAAGGTCACCAAGCAACTCGCGGTCGCACTGAAGGTGCCGGTTTCCGTGCTGGAACGGCCGCTCGATCAGAAGACCCCAGCCGCATAAGAAAAGGCCCCCGCGTGCGAGGCGAGGGCCAACCGACAAGAGAAGGGAATTTCTCCGTGTCAGACAGACAGAATACCGAGCTGGTGCCGATTTCTGTGCCGGGTGCCGGCCGACAGATTATGGCTGCCGTCATCAACGGCACGCCGATGGTGTCGCTGCGCCACGCATGCGAGGCCATCGGCATTGATTACTCCGGCCAGCTCCAGAAGCTCCGCGCCAAGTCATGGGCAACCGTGGGGCTGGTCTCCACGGTTGCCGAGGACAACAAAGTCCGCGAGATGGCGATGATGGACCGCCGCACGATGACGATGTGGCTCGGCGGGATCGACGAGAACCGCGTGAATGCAGCGGCTCGCCCGGTCATTGTCGCGTTCCAGGCTGAAGCCGCCGATGTGCTTGACGCCTACTTCACCGAGGGCGGCGCAATCAACCCGCGCGCCACCGAGGATCAGCTCGACCGGCTCTCGCGCCAGGCGCAGGCGCAGGCCGCCGTCCTCCAGGCGCTGCGCGGGATCGTCGACCCGAAGCACCTCGAGGCCAAGGGCCGCATCATCCTGGCCCGCGCTCTCGGTGAAGCGCCCGAGATTGACGCGCAGGACATGCCGCTGTACGTCCACGACTATCTACTGAGCAAGGGGTTGAAGCGCAGCCTCGTTGAGGCCAAGGCTTCTGGATTCGGCAAGCGGCTGAAGGCCCTGTACACGGTTGAACGCGACCGAGCGCCGCAGATGCACCCGCAATCGTTGGCTGGCGGCCGGATTGTCCAGGTGTGCTCATACACCGAGGCCGACCGTCCTCTGTTCGATTCCGTCTGGGCTCGTCACTACGCAAACGCTGTCGCTGAGTCTGCTCTGACGGTGGTTCAAGGCGGCGCCTCATGACGCACGTCCTCCACGCGCTCTCCCTGCCGCTGTTCATGTTCGCCATGTGCGCGCTAGGTGTCCTGTCGAGCGTCCGTACCGAGAAGGGCCGCAACAAGTCTGGGAGGTTCCGCGCATGACTCAGTGGATGACGGTGGCGAACGCCGCTAAGTATGTCGACAACGTTTCGGAGCGAACGATCCGTGACGCTATCAAGGCCGGCGATCTGATCGCCTATCCGGTTGGCAAGGGCGGCACCCACATTCGGTTGCGTGCTGAGGATATCGACGAGTGGATGACCTCACGCAGCTGGGAACCGAGGGCTTCATGAGGTCTTCTGTTCTTCCGTGGGTTCGTCGGGCGGTGTTCTCGATTCCCGTGTCGGATCAGGACGTCGCTGATCGTGAGCGTCTTGAGCATGAGTTGGCGGTGTTTCGTCAGTTCTTTGCGGCTGCGGTTCCTGGTCATACGTGCCCTGATTGCGGTGAAACGTTCGAGTTCACAACGGATTCGGACATGGATGACTACGTGGAGTTGCAGCGGTTCATTGGCTTTCATGGCCGGTGTTTGGAGTTGGAGACGGCGCACAAGCAGCGGTTGTATTGGACGGCTCGTGCAGGGGTGGTGTCGCGATGAGCATGGTTCAGCAGGTCATTGTCTACGGCGTCGTGATCGTCCTGTTCGTTTCTGCTGCTTGGTTGTTGGCGTCTGAAGCGTTGCGGGCGGCTAACTCTCAGCTTTGTCGGAGTTTGTCGGTTCTGGATGATCCGGGCGATGATCACCCCGAAGATGACTGGGCGGCATCATGAGCGACCCGGCTGTAGAGGCGGCACAACGGGCGCTTGAGTCACACACCGGTGGCGTGTTGCAGATGGCGGACATTGCCCGTGAAGCACTCAAGCCGATACGGAACATTCACTACAAGCGCACCATTGGGGAGCATTCGTGGTGTCCGACTTGTCAGGTGTGGCCGTGTAGCACAGCCAAACTCATCTACTCCACCGAGGAGCTGGCCCAGTGATCCGCCGGTTTCGTTACGCGCTGACCATTGTCCGTGATCTGTCCATGATTCTTTGTCCTGCTTCGGCTTCGGTGCGTGCTGAGGTTGTTGCTCGTCGGGCTGCTGATCTGCTGGCTGAGCGTGAGGCTGCCGTGGACGTCATGGAGCCGTGGAGTTTTCCCGCCGCTGGGGTTGCGGCGGGAACTGGCCCCGAGGTGGTGAGTGCACCCCCGATCGCGCCCACCTCGGGGCATCCCGTCGAGGACCTGGTCGAGTTCCACCACGTCGCATCCATCACTGGTGACGGCATCTATTGCGCGTGTCATCACCGGTCCCGGAATTTTCACGGTCACGCCAAGCATGTCGCCGGGTTCGTCCTGTCGATGGTCGAGGCAGACGCACGTATGTCTGCCGCCACCAACAAGTTTGGTAGGCAGTCATGAGTCATCCATCTCCAGGCAAGTATGCGATCCGGAAGTGCCGATCCAGTGGCAAGTGGTTGGTGTGGTGGCCGAACTCATCTCGCCCAACCTACGGGTTCGTGTCCTTCGGCGGTGCGTTGAGGAACCTGCTCAAGGAAGTCGGGCCGGTGGTGTGGCGCCGCAAAGTGCTTCACGACAACAAGTTTCAGAAGTAGGTCGGTCCGCGCCGGATTGCCCCCGACGCGGACCACGACAACAAGGAAAGGAAGCTTCCAAGTGCCAGAGAACACTTTACCCGAGGGGTATAAGCGCCTAACCCTCACAACCGGGTCGCGAATGTGGCTCGATCCTGACGAGTTGATGGTCGTCTATGCGCTGCCGAACGCGAGCGCGACGAGCTATGACGTTCAGTTCCAAACCCATTCTGGCGCAGAAGGTTCGACGGAGTGGAAGACGATAGCAGCGGCCGAACTTGAGCATGCCGCCGCGTCGTTCTGCCGCCAGCTCGCAAAGGGGGTGTCCGCATGAGCCTACCCGACGGCGTCACGGTCTATCAGACCCGCAGCGACACGTTCATCTGGGGACATGGTGACCGCGCCATCATCCATGCCCAGCACTTCCCGCTGATTCTCGGTGGCGGTTGGACGGTGCACGCGGTAGACGTGGATGGTGTCCAGTCTCGGCACCACGTCGATGAGGGGTGCATGGATCGGTTTGCGGCCGATTGGTGCGGCCGGGTGCTGGGGTCGGCGGTGGGAGCATGAGCGCGACGGAAGCCAACCAGCCTGACCCGATCGCCGTCGATGTATTCGCTTACTGGCTAGAAGGATTCGCGTATGGCATCGATGGCAGAAGCATCGACGGGCCATGGGTAGCAGGCGAATTGCACGACTGCCTGATCCAATGCGGATTCGCGTTGGTGAAGCTACCCGCACCGGCTGGCATGGACAGCGACGGGCAAATCTGGTTCGACACCACGGAGACTCGCGTCGACACCACTGGCCGTGAACCGGAAATCTACAGCGGCCGAAACCAGCGGACAGTGAAGCAACTCCGCGAGGAAGCCGCCGAACTCCTGTCCATCGCCGCCCTGGTCGACGCCATCAACGCTGGTGCCAAGTGATCTCCATCGCCGATTGGGTCGCCGCGTTCGACCGGATGACCGAAACCGAGATCGCCGACACCCTGGCCGCACTCCACCAGTCCTACACCAACGAACTCCAAGGAACACAAGCATGAGACCAATCACCGCCATCGCCGCACTCACCTGCCCACTCATGATCCCGGTCGTCGGGTTCTTCCAGCCGGTCGCGCACGCTGACTCACTGACGGCGAAGGAATACAGCTTCGTCACCGAGTACGGCCAGTCGGTCATCTGCCCAACTGTCGCGAAGTATCACAGCATCGGTGGTGTCGTCGGCGTCGTGAAAGGCGTCATGGACCAAGGGTTCAGCGCAACCGAGGCAGTGGACGTGACGAATGCTTCCGTCGCTGCGTACTGCCCTCAGTTCTGGCCCCTCCTGCAGCAAACCGGCGAATACTTCCGCAACCAGAGCAAGGGCCAGCTGGTATGAGCGGCGATGTCGTAGCCAGAGCCAAAGCAGCACTCGATGCCACCAGATGCGCTGACGAGATGCAGGAGTTCTTTCGGGTCGGCTTAGTGCGCGAGTTGATTGAAGAGCTGGAGATGCAGACAAGTCTTCAGGGGCTGTCCGTGCAAATCCCGGAGTATGGCGAGTGGGGGTCTGAGACCTTGCTGTGCCTGTTCCAAGACTTCGGGATTCAGCCAGGCGACGGATACCAAGAGGCCTCTTCACGTCAAGGTGACTTGCTCCGCGCACTCGCCGCCGCCAATGCCGAGGTCGAGAAGCTGCAGAAGAATCAGTGCTCTGCTCTCTGTTCCGATATTGAACGTGACCGGGACCGATATGAGGCCGAGGTTGAGAAGCTGCGCGGCGCAATCGAAGCCATCCGCACACTCGCCCGTGTGAACGCCGACCGCACAGAGGGCGACATCTTCAGCCGCGACACCAAGAACCACAACTCCTGGGTCAGCGTCCTGGCTGTCATCGAACGCGCAGGAATCGAACCATGACCGGCGACACACGAGGCAGCTACCAGCCCCCGCACATCAGCGTCTCGTTTACCCGGCTCGCACCCATCCACAATCAACAGTGGCGCGAGAACGCTTCCTGCCGAGGCAAAAACGTCAACAACTGGTACCCACACGCAACACCAGGACCAGGCCACGAAGAACGCCAACAATCCCTGGAAGCCGGCGCCAAACTCGTCTGCCGAGACTGCCCCGTCCGACTCCAATGCCTCCACCACGCCATCACCACCGGGGAGCGATACGGAATCCACGGCGGCCTGAACTACCACGAACGCCTCGCACTGAAACGCCGGGCAACCGCATGAGGCACCTTCAGTCTGTCCCGCCGCCACCCTGCCTATGCCAACACGGAGCCGAGTGGCATTCCCGCAACTACCACATCTGCACCCGCTGCCTCTGCAACGAATACAGACCCGACAAACACGTCTATCCAATGGGGGAGATCGTAACGTCATGAAAGACACCAGACTTCAGCAAGCACTCGCCGCACTCGACGACGCCAGAACCACACTCAAAGACATCCTGGACGAGGGCGGCATCATCGGCCCCGACCACACATTCCTGATCCTTGCCTGCGACGACACCAACCGCGCCATCGACAAGGTGAAAGCGGTGGCGGCATGACCCTGCACACCTACCCCGACATCGAACAAGGCTCCGACGAATGGCTCGAACTCCGAAGAGGCATCGTCACCGCCAGCACCGTCGGCTCACTCATCACCACACGCCGACTCACCGCAATCGACTACGAATGCCCCAAATGCACAGCCCCACCAAAGAACCCATGCGTCGGACTACGCGACCCAGGCAAGCCACTCGCCACACTGCACGGCGAACGGACCGCCTTCGCCAAGGAGCAACCGTCGCCGCTCATCATCGAACCGGCCAGCAACGACATCAGCCGCGACCTCACCGCACTCCTTGTCTCCGAACGCATCACCGGCTGGGTTGAACCAACTTGGGTGTCCGATGACATGCTCCGTGGGCATGAGGACGAGCCCCTAGCGCGTGCTGCCTACGCCGAACACACCGGACTAACCGTCACCCAGTGCGGGTTCATGGCTCGCGAAGAGCAGCACTGGAAGCTGGGATTGTCACCGGACGGTCTGGTCGGCTCGGACGGGCTATTGGAGATCAAGTCCCGCCGCCCCAAAGGCCAACTGAAAACCGCTCTCCTGGACGGCATCCCCGCCGAACACATGGCGCAGTGTCAGGCCGCGATGGTCGTGTCTGGACGCTCCTGGGTCGACTACGTGTCATTCGCCGGCGGGATGCGGCTGATCATCAAACGTGTTCGCCCGAACACGGACTGGAACCGCGCCATCGTCCAGGCGGTCAAACAGTTCGAACTGAATGCGCGCGAGTTGCAACGCCAGTACGACGAGGCAACGGCGCACATGCCGATGACCGAACGCAATCCGATGATCACGGGGGAGCTGAAACTCGCATGAAGATCACCGCAGAACCACGCAGCGATCAACTCAATGCCGATGATTTCGTCGGCAGTGCGATGACGTACACGATCGCGGGCGTCAAAGTTGGTACAGCAGAACAGAAGTACGACATCGCCTTAGCTGAGGTGTCGGGTCGTGTGTGGCGTCCACCGTTGACTGTGCTGCGCCTGTTGATCGCGGCGTGGGGTGACGAGGCCGCGAACTGGACCGGCAAGCGAGTCACCCTGTACCGCGATGAGACGGTTCGCTTCGGCTCCGATGCGGTCGGTGGAATCAGGGTGTCGCACATGAGTCACCTTCCGACCGGCGACAAACCGTTCACCGTGAAGCTGACATCAACACGGGGGAGACGTGCCAGCCACACCGTCGAACCGCTTGTGACCCTGCCTCCGATCACTGATGACGATGCGCTGGATTTTGGGCGTGCGATCAGTGAGGCCGCGTCGGTTATCGAGTTGGAAGAGCTTAAGGCGCAACTGAAGGCGCGTGATTTGGGTGGTCATCGGGGCGTGTTGCAGTCGGCGTGGACGGCCAGAAACAACGAACTGAAGGGGACGGGAGCATGAGCATTGATGTCACGTTCAATCGACTGACCGACAGCTACGAGGTAAGCGATCCGGTCGACATCGGTAGCGGTGTCTCAATCAAATTCGAGCGCAGCGACGGCGTCATCGTCGGTCTGTTCTGGGATCACGGTTGCCGTTGGGATGCAATCGCGTTCGATGTCCCGAGCAATGGTCACGTCCCACCCGACGGCAAGTGGCAGCTCGAATCACTTGAGCCTCTGACTTTGTCGCCGTCTTTGCTATGTGGGCAGTGTGGGAAACACGGCTACATCCGCGACGGACGCTGGGTGGGTTGCTAATGGGCGTTACTGCCAGAGAGTTCGGCGCGTGCTGCGGTATGTGCGGTCGTAACTTCATGTTTGAGACCAAGGAAGGCCGAGATGCGTGGCTCAAGAACCACGACGGCACACACCTCGATTTCGTCTCCTACTTCCGCGTGTCGTCATGAATCTCACCCATCCCGACAGTCCCGACGTCAAAGCCGCCCTCGAAACCAAATGCCGACACTGCGACGTCCGAATCATGTGGCTCGAACACATCGAACAGTGGTGGCACATCACCGGAACCAACGTCACCCACGCATACCGAGGCTGCCGAGACGCAAAGGGCAACTTACTCGGACGCGGACCAGCAGAACCCAAGGAGGAACCGTGAACGCAACAGAAGACGGCGACGAACCAGTCGGCGAGGCACCGGAATACGTCATCATCACCGCCCCACTACGTGAAGCACTGACCAGCATCCCCGTCCTGGGTGAGAACGAACGCCAAGCCATCGCCGAGATACGTGCACTGCACGCCAAGGAATCATGCTGCGGCACATGCGATGCGCGCAACCACTTCATGTGCGCATCATGCGGCTGGGGACTCAACAACAACGGATGGCCATGCCAGACTATCGACATCCTCGATGAACGCGGCCTGTGATGAACACTCCCTACCCGCGCACCCAACCCAACATCATCGGCAACTTCACCCACGCCCCCGAATGGATGACCGAAGCCGTCTGCGCACAAGTCGATCCGGAATTGTTCCATCCCAAAAAGGGCGGCCTGACAAGCGAAGCCAAACGCATATGCGCCGGCTGCCCCGTCGCCGCACAGTGCCTCGAATACGCCCTCAACCTCGGCTACGGCGCCACCGGCATATGGGGCGGAACCTCAACCGCCGAGCGTCGGGAAATCCTGGGCCGCAAACAAGCTCCCCGACACCTGACCGAAGCTGAATCACAGGAAGTCGCCGACCTCGTCGCAGCCGGCCTGAGCTACGCCGAGATCGGTCGACGGATGGGATTTCCGCGGCAGACCGTACGCCAACACGCACTCGGCCGAGTCGCCTCATGACCGTGTGGATCATCAACCAGCGCACCGGCGGCAAAACTGGACCATTCGACACCTACGTCGAAGCCGCAGAGTTCCGCAAGAACGTCCTACGCCCACGCCTGGACCCAAACCAGCCATGCCCGTTCGCCATCCGCAGCGACCAGCCACCGGCCACCGACGAGCCCGGACTATTCGAGGTGGCGTCGTGAGCAACCCCTGCGGAGTATCCACCGGCGACACCCGACTCGACCACGGCAAGCGCACCGAATGCACAGACCTCGGCCACCCCGGCGTCACCTTCAACGACTGGCTCGACCGCACCTGGTGCCTATGCGGAGAGACCTCATACCCCGGCCGCCCCGACACCGTCGACCAACACCTCGCGTGCTGCGGCGGACCACTCGACAGATTCAAGGAGGGCGACTAGTGGCCAGACGTGTTCGCCAGGTGCAGATCGCGGGTGACAACTCGGTGCAGATTCAATCCGGCGGCGACATCACCAACATCAGCATCTCCGCATCGAACGGCAGCGTCGCAGCTTGGAACATCAACAGCGGCGTCACAATCGGTCGACCGCCGCCACCGTCGATCCACTGGGAAGTAGCGGCCCAGAAGCGTCGGCCTGTGTCGTCTGAATTCAAGTTCGACATCTTCGCAGCCCTGCTCACCGCGACGATCACCGTTGGCCTGCTGGCTGGTTCATTCGTCGGTGGCTTCACCCCACTCGGCATCGTCGGCATGGTCTGCAATGGTGCGTACGCCGCGATCAAGTCCTGGGATGCGTACAAGCATCGCCCGCGCCTAGTCGAGGTACAGGCCGCAGAACTTGAGCCACCGGTCGAGAACAAATCCCACACCTGCAAGTGGCGAGAGATGCGCGCCCTTCCGACAAGGGAATTCAGCGCTGCTGGCGACTGTCCATGCTGCGGAGTCGTCGATGTTCATCACATGCGAGAACCGATCCAGCCAACCGACCCGCTGGACGCCAGCGTTGTTCGCGCGTGCGTGGAATGCGGCCAGGAATGGGGCGAGAAGTGAGGTCGACGAGTGCCTAGAGATCACGCCAGAATCAACCTGGACCTGTGGGGCGATGACGACTGGATGGACCTATCCGTCGATGCCCAGATGCTCTACCTGACGCTATACACCAACCCTGGATTGTCGTTCTGTGGCGCCGGAGAGTGGCATCCCGGACGCATCGCCGCTCGGGCACGTGACTGGACCGTGCCGCGCGTAGAGGCTGCCGCCGCTGAGCTGTCGCTGCGCCTGTTCGTCGTCATCGACACCGACACCGGCGAGTACCTGCTGCGGTCCTGGATCAAGCACGACGGCCTGTGGCGCACCCCGAACATGGCCGTCACGGTCGCCAACGCACGAGGCGAACTGTCGTCCCGGACCTTGCGGGGAGTGGTGGTCTTCGAGGTCGCCAAGATCAAGAAATCCCACCCCGAATCAGGCTCATGGGATCGGCCGGCAGTGCAGAAAATGTTGGGCCAGAACGCCATCGACGCGGTCGAATTGGAGCCCTACAACCCCGGTCCCAACGGTGGGCTTAACCCCGGCTCTAACGGTGGCGCTAAGGGTGCCTCTAACCCTTACGGCGAGAACGGCGTTAACCCCACCGCTAAGGGTGGCCCTACTCCAGCTCCTACTCCTAGCTCCTACTCCAACTCCAAGGGGGGTTACGTAAGTACGGAAGGTCACCAGGGCGCGACTGAGCACCCCCGCCCTCATTGCCCTGACCATGAAGAGAACTCGGACGCTCCTTGCCCGAAGTGCAGAAGACGCCGGGAGTGGGACGAGCAGCACGAGGCCGAGGTGAAGCGCGACGAGCTCGAGCGCAAACGACAGTTGCGCGATATCGCCAAAAACTGCCCGGATTGCCACGGCACCAACACGATCGATGACGGCTTCAATGACGACGGGTACCCCGTGTCCCGCCGCTGCGATCACGGATTGGCGGCTGACCATGCGTGACTGGCTCGGATCATCCATCCAGCGCGAAGCCCTGGCTGTCTGTTGCCCTCATTGCCGCGCACCTGCTGGCGAGTTGTGCGTGAACGGGGATCAGCCACTCCGAGCGTTCCCTGCGCACGAAATTCGGATCAGAACGGCCCGTCAGGCACAACCACCCCAACCAACCACTTCTGAGCCCTCAGGAACCTAACCATGACACGAGAACCGCTATCCCTGATCGAACCCGCCACCCGACTGCCGCACGAATGCGACGGATGCCACCAGCGATGGGGCGGTTACAACACCGCACACTGCTGCGGATGCCACGAGACATTCACCGGCATCACCGCATTCGATGCCCACCGGACCGGATCGCACACCGAGACCGGCGAATCGATCGTCGACAAAGGCCGAACGGAACCGCGCGGACCAAGACGCTGCATAACGCCCGAATCGGTCGGCCTTGTCGATGCAGGCCGCGCATACCCGTGCTGGGGATTCCCTGGCGCTGACACCCATTGGACCGACGAAAACAGCCAGGAGACGCAATGAGCCCCCAAAACGACACGCCCCAGGACAACGACGAAGCCACGGCTAAGGCGACCATCGCGAAAGCCATCGATGACCACCTGAGCGTCATCGGCAACGGTCCGCTCGGAAACCTCCTTGCTGGACGCATCCTCGAAGCGCTCAAGAAGGCGGGATGGCTGCTCGTTCGCGCGGATCGATACCGCGTCGATGTGACGGCCGTCGGTGGACAACTCGGCGTATCGAAAGGGCTGCCCGGACTCGGCAACGGATTGACCCGGATCACCCGGAAGATGACTTCCGTAGGCCAGGAGGCCGGGGCGGGATTCGTGGGCGCATTCGAACCCATAGCACCCGGAGCAACCCAAGCCGCGAAGACCGGTTTCGATCTCGTGAACCGCACCATCGACCGGCGCAACGCACAAGCCGCGCAACGAGCCATCGACGCCGAAGCTGAACTCGCTGCCGCCTTGGATTTGATCGGCCGGCGTAGTGACATCGTCGCCGTCCAACTGCCCGAACCGGACAAGACATCGCCGCCCGAGGACTGGAACTTCCCGGACGCCTACTGGGAGCCGCAACACGACTGGCACGCGGTCTCGGTTGAGGACGGGATGGTCGACGTCGGTTGCCAACTGCTGACGCCCGATCAGACGCGCGGTGTGGCTGCGATTTGGCTTGCCGCTGCTGCCCGTGCCGACGCTGCGAACGCCGCTGACACTGCCGACGGTGGTGAGAAATGAGTTTCGAGGCGCGCGACATCATCGACAGGCACGTCATCAACCCCGGTGGACAGCACGACGGCTGGTGGGCGTGCATGTGTGGCGCACCATGGTCGGGCGAACACGTGCTGACGGCGCTCGCTGACGTCGGGTTCGCCGTCATCAAGCTACCCACTGTCGCGTATAAGGCTGAGGGCCGCACTGACGCTGAGTTCTTTCGTCAGGTCGCAGATCGCCTGGCGGACAGGCGATCCGGTTACGTGGGTGGCAGCAACGTGCGTGAAGCAGCCTCAGTCATCATGCGGGCAGTTGCGGCAGAGGCCGAACGATGACCGCTGATTCCCTCACCTCGTGGCGTCGTCGCCGCAGGTATCACCGCACAAGCTGGAGGATGCGATGAGCGACAGTCGTAAGGCAATCGCCGAAGCTGCTGAGGAATACTTCCGAGCCTTGGAGCGCGACGGCTACCGGCCAGAAGGATGCTCCGGTGATGACGCTGCCAATGCCATTCTCGCGGCCCTCGATGCAGCCGGATGGGTCGCATTCCGTCCGTCCGAGATCACACGCATCGACATCATCGGAGAGCGTGTGTCGGAGACGTGGGCCGATGAATGCTTCGCCTCGGTCCAGGATGAAGGCCGTACGCTCAAGCTGTTCCCGTACGGCGAAGGGCTTGCCACACAGGAACTTAAGGCCAAGTCGTTGGTTGCCGATCTCAAAGCCGCCATCGCGGCGCGGCGACGACCTACGTGCGATACGTGCGCATGGAAAGACTCCGACCAATCTTGCCCTGGTCGCTGGTGCGAGAAGCGAAACCACCTGGCGGATGAGCTATGAATCGTCACCAGCTCCAAGCCTGCATCAGCGCCGAACTTCAAACCGCCATGAAGGACTACACCCACGACGATTTGCCACGCACAGTCACCGATACCGCCGCGCATGATGTCCTGTCGGCGTTGCGGGAAGGGCTGCGGATCACCACGATTCAACAGTTGGATGCGCTACCACAAGGCGCAGTCATCCGTTGTGCTGACCGAAGAATTCGGGAGAAGTTCGCCGACGGGCACTGGTATGCAACAGGTTCAAACTGCATGTATGGCAGCCACCTTCGCCAATGCATGCTGGACGCGCACCTGATTTGGCATCCGGCGTGGATCACGAAAGGCATGAGATGAGCGACCAATTCCCAAGCCATGCCCAAGTACTCGCGCAACACCTGCGCTACCAAGATCGACCCGACCGTGGAGAGTGGCGAGTGTTCTGCTCATGCGAATCACGCAAATGGTTCACCGAGCCGATTGAAGTCGTCAATGACGAGACCTACATCGCGCACGTCGAGCGGGTGTGGCGTGAGGCGTGCACGGTCAAGACGGTCGAACAACTGGATGCGCTGCCCGTCGGAACGGTCCTACGTGAGGACTATGACGGCACCATCTGGACACTCCACGACGGCGGAAAGCACATCGAAGCGTACCGGGAATGCGACTACCTGCCGCTCCTCACATCAGCAATCAACCTGCCTGCCCGCGTGATTCACCACCCCTACTGGGAGACCAGATGAGCAAGCACGCCAAACCCACGCTCGTGCATATCTGGACATCGGACACCGAGAACCCGCTGAACCTGCTGGTCAACGACTGGTTCGAGAGCGGTCACTACGCGCGCTTCACCATCCCTAGGGATATCGGCAAGTCGATCTTTGGGTTGGTGCACAAGGCGACCGTTCGAGCGGTTGTACTCAGCTCCGAGGAAATCGAATGGCACATCGAAGCTATGCACGCCCGCGACTACATGCCAGCGCTCATGGTCGAGTGCACCTCTCGGCGCGCATGGCGTGAGCGCGCAACCCTGACTGACGAATGGTTCCTACTGAACCACGAATCAATCGGCCTCAGCCTCGCCAATCCGGAGGCGATCCGATGAGCTTCCAGGCCAACTACCCCGGAGACTGCCAAGAATGCGGCCACCGATTCAAGGCAGGTGACTGGATCGACAGGCACATCGACGGCTACCAGCACCACGACTGCAAAACCGCCGTGAAGCACGAATACACACGCGGAGACGCCTGCACCAAATGCCTACTCGTACATGCAGGGGAGTGTTTCTGATGACCGACCGCGAACTCATGGACCAACTCGCCGCCATCCGAAAAACCAAACGCATCAAACAATCCACCGTAGCCAGACGCATGCACACAGCAGCCAGCAGCATCAGCCACCTCGAAAACCACCGCCACCCAAGCCTCGAAACCACACTCCGATACGCCGCAGCCATCGGAGTCACCATCGGAATCACAGGAGCCGCCGACAAATGAGTGATCTCCCGATTGGACACGCCACCACCTACATCGACAGCGAAGGCGAAGAACGCTGCGAATGCGGGAAATGGCTCGAACCGCCCTACTACGAGCATGAAGACCACGTGCGGTCCGTTGAACGGAAAGCCAAGTTGAGCGCCAAAGGAGCCGCCGAATGACCACGCCCGCCGAGACTTGCCCGCACTGCACGCACCCCTGGGCTGGCCACGCACCCGACTACGACAACCCCAAGGCGGCCCGCTGCGGCGAATGCGGATGCCGATGGCGCAACCCGGCAGACATCCCACCACCAGCGCCGCCAACTGAACGTGACGACCTGGCGGAAACCATCGCCAACGTCATCTGGGGCGAGCTCGAATCTCAATCTGAGGCAGACCCATTCAGTGGTCCGTGTGTTGTCCGAGGTGAATTGATCGACGGGTTTGTGGACATGACCGCAGTGGCCAAAGCTGTCGCCGCCATCTTCGTCGACGACCGGGATGACTGCACCTCGTGCCATAGCCCATGTGCTGTATCCGAATGGAAGACGCCGCTGAACGGAGACGACGCCGAATGAGCCAGCCAGTGAACGAAGACGGAAACCTGCCCGCCGCCAAAACCAAACTCGGGAACGCCATCTCGGCACTCATCGACCCAAAACCACACACCCTCAAACGCGAATACGACGACGGCACCAGCGTCGGAGTCGAATGGATCGACAGCCTCTACGACCAACTCACCGACGCCATCCCCGGCGGACAAGGCAACGCCAGCCGCGTCCCACAATCCAGCCCACCCATGTGCATCGACGCCGTCGACCTCATGCACAAAATCAACACCCGCACCGCCGAATGGGAACCACGCCCCCAAATCGACGCATCCGGCGACATCACCACCACCATGGCCATCATCCGACTCAAATCACTCGACAACCACGGATGGAGACCACAAGACACCACCCACGTCGAAAACATCGCCACCGAGATCGAAGCCTGGTGCGAAGCAATCAAATCCCTACTCAACCCCGCCAGAAAGTGGACTTTGCCCAATCCGTGCCCAGCCTGCGACGTCGCAATCGTCTACCGACGCAACAGCGCCGGCGAAACCGTCAGACAACCCGCGCTACAAATCGGACCGCTCGGATGCGTCTGCCAACACTGCCACTACGCATGGGCACCCGAATACTTCCAACACCTCGCCCAAGTGCTCGGATATCAGCTTCCACCAGGCGTTTTGGAGTAAAATCGAACATGCAAACGAAGGCCCCGGCGACGGCTGGCACCGCCCCGGGGAATGGCCGACCACAAGGAGTCGACAATGGCCAAGTCTAGAACAATCAACGCCCGAAAGATGTGGGCACAAGACGACGACGTCATATACAAAGATCGAATCCGCTGCGCGATCTTCGGATGCCACAGCGATCCAATGATCGGCACTTATGTCTGCATCCACCATGCAGTAGAGATCAGCGACGACGTAAAACAGACATACGAGCGATGGCTCGGACCCATAGACAATGACTGGTCGCCCCCAACATTCCCGCCATTCGTCTACTACCTCATGCTTGGACCGGCCACAGTCAAGATCGGCACGTCGCGGAACGTCGTAGACCGGATCAGGCAACTGCGCAGTGACATCCAGTATGTGGTCGCACTCGAACGAGGAAGCTACGAACTCGAACGGCAACGACACCTGCAATTCGCAGATGAACGACTCGGACAACGCGAGGACTTCCGCCTGACAGACCGACTCAAGGCGCACATCGAATCGCTCATCCCGCAGCGAGACGAGATTCTGAAAGAAGCCACGGCACGCCGAGTGCCTTTGCGTCCTCCGCCACCAGCGAAAACCTGATACGGTGTCAGACGGCGCTATTAGTGTGCCCAATCCCGGAAAGCCCTGACCATGCGGTTGGGGCTTTCGTCATGTCAGGGGGTCGACGTGGCCAAGGTCTACCCAGCCCCACCACTGCCAGTACGCATCACGGCAGCACTCAGGCGACTCCGAGAAGCACGAGCAGACGGCGACGCACACCGAATCCACTACGCAGCACGGTTGCTCGATCAGCTCTTGGATCAGTGGCCACGTACATCCAGCAGCCTGAAGGAATCGAAGTGAACGACGCCATTGCCCTGGCCAACCGGTCGATCCAATACGCCGGCGAGCGTGCTGGCATCGTCACCAACGGGCTCATGGACCAGCTGCTCGCACCAGACACCCGGACACCCCGCGAACGCCTCATGGAAGATTGGCTCGACTTCAACGGTGCCGATGCGGGATACGGCCTCGGCCTGCTGATCTACATCAGCTCGGCGGTCGCGCTGATCTTCGCGCCAGCTCCGATCCTGCTCATACCGATCGTCATCTCGTTCGCACTCTGCTGGTACTTCGCGTGAACCTCGACGACCTCGCCGAACAAGCAGCACCACACCTCGCAACACTCATCTACCCCGGCGACAACGACACACCAGCATTCCCACTCAACGTCCCCGTCTTCCAACCACACACGTTGCCTGAGGGCATGGCCGACGCAGAAGCCGAAGAACTCGGCCTACCGACCAACAACTTCGGCGTACTGTTCCTCAAAGCTCTGTTCCACACGCTCACCACGCAGCTCGGCATCACCATGGTCGATGCTGCTGAACTGGCCGACCTACAAGCGGCAGCCGCCACCAACGAACACAAGCGCAACGAAGTCAAACGCTTCCAATTCGCATGCGGCCAACCAGCATTCCGCGTCATGGTCAAAGACTTCGACAGCGAACACCCGATCATCCCGTGCGAGACCGAAGACGTACAGAAGGCCCACACCCATGGCTGACATCCGCATCGAGATCGACGGACAAGAGTTCTGGGCTGGCAACGTCACCGACTGGAACCCACCACCCACACCACCACGTATCCAAGGCCCCATCAAAGCCGCCGACATGCCACCATCAATCCGAGGTGTACTCGCCAAGGCCATGTGCAAAGCCATCGAACAGGCGACCGGGTTCAAAGTCGACATCAAAGCCTGATGCCCAGCTACGACGCAGCACACAAAGCACGACGCCGGCGCGAACAGAAGAACGTAGACGCCGGCATTGCCTACTGCTGGCGCTGCACCAAACACATCCCACCCGGCAGCCAATGGGACCTCGGCCACGACGACAACGACCCCACCAAATACATGGGACCCGAACACGTCGGCTGCAACCGAGCCACATCAACCCATAAAGCCATGACGGTCACCGACAACTCCCGCGACTGGTAGAAGTTTGCTGGAACGGTCGACGGTGTTAGCTGACCGCTAGTCGACCGGCTGGACTGTCCATACTATAACCGCAGGTCAGCGCACCGGCACCCACGACCCAGCTCGGCCGCTCGACATAACCGCAGGTCAGAGGCCCGGGGGTGGGTCGCCCACGAGACCGGCATCGGCCCAGGTGGGACCGCCAATCGAAGTCCTGATCCCTCCCCGGGGTAGTCGTGCACAGATAGTTGTTTGCAGACGCTCTGCTTATTTGGCGGAATGCTCTGCGGCGCAACGACTCTGGAGAGGAGTGGACACGTGCAACAGATATGCGATGTGTGCGGTCGCGACTTCGAGTCGAAGCGCAAGGACGCCAAGACATGCAGCGCTACGTGTCGCAGCAACAAGCGCAACACGTCGGCGCCTCCCGATGACGACGATGCCGGCGGGTATTCGCTGGTTGATGCGATCCGGTCTGAGCTTGAGGAAGCCGGGAAGCTGAATACGTCGTTGGGGCAGTTGGCTTTGGTGCTTGCTCGGCGAATTGGCTCGGAAACGACTGGCGTGGCGGCGTTGTCGAAGGAGTTGTCGCGGGTGACCGCCGCGGCGATCGGATCGGCAACTCCTGGTGCGTCTGCCGGCGAGGGTGACTACATCGATGAGTTGAGGAAGCGCCGCGACGCCAAGAAGGCTGTTTGATGGCCAACTTGCTTCGGCCAGCGCTGGTTAAGCCGGCGTATTTCAGTCATCCCGTCTACAACCAGACTCTCGGTCCGGAGGTGTGCGACCTGGCGGCGCGTGCGGGGTTCGCTCCGGACCCTGAGCAGGAACTGGCGCTCAATGCGATGTTCGCGATCGCACCCAGCCGACTCACGCTGTCAGGCCAACGTGCGACTGCTGCATTTGAGTTCGGAATTGTGTGTGCGCGTCAGAACATGAAGACCGGGTTGCTGAAGCAGGCGGCGCTTGGGTGGCTGTACGTGACCGATCAGGAGCTCTCGATCTGGTCGGCGCATGAACTGGACACCACGGATCAGGCATTCGAAGACATCATCAACCTGATTTCGGATACGCCGCTGTTGAGTAAGCGTTTGGACCCTGATTTCGGTCAGGAGCCAGGCATCAAGCGTGGCAACGGCAAGCAGATGATCCGGTTGCGGCCGAGTGAGGCTTGCCGGTTTGGGCAGACGTTGAGGTTCAAGGCCCGGACCAAGAGTGGTGGTCGTGGCTTGACGGGCAACAAGGTCATTCTCGACGAGGCGATGTATCTCGATCAGGGGATGATGGATTCGTTGGTGCCGACGCTGTCGGCGGTCGATGATCCTCAGTTGGTGTATGCCGGGTCTGCCGGACTGCCGAAATCGAAGGTGTGGCGCGGTGTTCGGGATCGTGGTCGAGCTGGTGGCGATCCGAGCTTGGGGTACATGGAGTACTGCTCGCTGCCTGAGGAGAACGCCTGCGCTGACGAGATGTGTCAGCACACGCTCGATACCGAAGGGTGTGCGCTCGATGACATTGAGTACATCCGTCAGTCGAATCCAGCACTCGAGCGTCGGATCAGTATTGAGTACGTCCGGAATGAGCGGCGCACATTGGCGGCGAATCCGCTGGGCTACGGGCGTGAGCGGGCCGGCTGGTGGGATAAGCCAGAGGATGAGGCGACTGAGCCGCTGATCGGTTACGAGGCTTGGCGCGCGCTGACTGATCCGTTGTCTGAGCCGCTTGACCCGGTGGCGTTTGGTTTGTACACGAAGATCGACCGGACGGCTTCGGCGATTGGTGTTGTGGGTCGGCGTGCGGACGGCAAGCTGCATGTCGGTGTCGTGCCGGCGGTGCGCGGTAAGTCGATTGACTCGCTGCCGGGTACTGCGTGGATTCCTGATCGCATCAAGGAATTGGTTGATCAGTGGAAGCCGTGCGCGGTGGTGATCGACGGCCATTCGGCTGCGGCGTCGCTGATTACGACGATTGAGGGCCTGGGCGTCGAGGTTGTGAAGTCGAACGCGTCCGACTTGGCGAAGGCGTGTGGCGCGTTCTATGACGCGGTCACCGCGGACCCTAATTCGGCAGCGAGCCTGCGGCACCGTGGTGCGGCGCCGTTGACGCGGTCGGCGACGTCGGCGAAGCGGCGTGACCTGTCGGATGCGTGGGCGTGGGATCGCAAGGACAAAGACAGTGACATCACTCAGTTGATGGCCGTCACGCTCGCGCTGCATGGGCTGACTGAGCACGGCAATCCGGAGACGGTCGAGGTTTGGGGATTCTTATCGTGACATCGCAACGTGTTTCAGCCGTGCTGGCTGTGGTCGCTGTCGTGGCGATCGTGGCTGGTGTCGTGCTGTTGGCGGGTGTCGCGTGGGGTCTCATTGCCGGCGGCGTGCTCGCTGCCGTGGGTGCGTTCCTGTCGTATGAGCCAGCAGGTAAGCGCGGGCAATGAATTGGCTTGATCGCCTGCGCGGCGGCCCTGCTCAGTCGGAACGGATGACTCTCGATGAGTACGGTCAGATGCTCAACCTGTACATGCAGGCGGGGCTTGGGTATCAGACGCCGTCGTTGGTGCAGACGCTCGCTGGCACGGGAACTGAGCGGCCGGCCGACAACTTTCAGGGCCTCGCGTCGCAGGCGTACGCCGCGAACGGCGTGGTATTCGCGTGCATGTTGGTCCGGCAGTTGGTGTTCTCGAGCGTCCGGTTCCAGTTCCAGAAGTTCCTGAATGGCAAGCCGTCTGAGACGTTTGGCGACCAGACCTTGGCGCTGCTCGAGCGCCCGTGGCCGGGTGGTACGACGCAGGATTTGTTGTCGCGAACAATCCAAGACGCTGACCTTGCGGGCAATTCGTACTGGGTTCGGGAGGCGTCGTTGGCGCGCCTCGGTACGCAGGACCCTGGCGGCGAACTGGTGCGGCTGCGGCCTGACTGGGTGCAGATCGTCGGGGCGAAGCGAACGATGGACACCCGCAACGGCGGCCGGGGGACTGGTCAGGTTGGTTGGGTGAAGAAGGGCTACCTGTACCACGAGGGTGGCGCGGCTTCCCAGAACGAGGGTGTGCCCTTCACGGTGGACGAGGTTGCGCACTTCGCGCCGATCCCTGATCCGCTTGCGGTGTTCACGGGGATGTCGTGGCTGACGCCGATCCTGCGGGAGATTCAGGCAGACCAGGCGATGACCCGTCATAAGCGGGCGTTCTTCGACAACGGCGCCACGGTCAACATGGTCATCAAGCACCCCACGGGCGCAACGCAAGACGCGGTCGAGAAGTGGGGCAAGGAGTTCCAGTCGAAGTTCGGCGGCGTCGGCAACGCGTACAAGACGCTGCAGCTCTACCCGGGCGCTGACGTGCAGGTTGTTGGATCGAACCTCAAGGAGATTGACTTCAAGGAGGTCCGCGGCGGCGGGGAGACTCGGATCGCCGCGGCGGCCGGCGTCCCGCCGGTGATCGTCGGACTATCCGAGGGCCTTGCGGCGGCGACGTACTCGAACTACGGGCAGGCGCGCCGGCGCCTCGCCGATGGCACCGCGCACCCGTTGTGGCAGAACCTTGCCGGCTCGTTTGAGCGCCTCGTGCCGCCTCCGAACCGTTCCTCGCGCCTCTGGTACGACCCCTCCGACGTGCCGTTCCTGCGGGAGGACGAGGCGGATGCGGCGAACATCGCCGCCGTCCGGGCGTCGACCATCAACACGTACGTCTCGTCTGGCTTCACCGCCGAATCTGCGGTCAAGGCCGTCGATTCCGGAGACATCAACCTGCTGGTCCATTCAGGGCTGGTCAGCGTGCAGCTCCTGCCACCCGGTAGCGAGAAGACCCCGCCGACTCAAGGCACGAACGACGCGCCACCACTTCAACTCATAAGGAGGAACAGTGACGGCAGCACAAGCCTCGAAAACGCTTCCGCGTGAAGACCTTTGCCGGTCGGCGAAGTTCACTCTACTGCGGTCGGATGCCAACGCCGATGGCGAGGATGACGGACTGACCTTCGAGGGCTACGGCGCGGTGTTCAACTCGCCGACCCGAATCGACTCGTGGGAGGGCACGTTCGACGAGCAGTTGGCCCCGGGCGCGTTCCGGAAGTCGCTGCGGGAGAACACCCCCAAGTTCCAGTTTGACCACGGCCGCTCGGTGTTCGGGTCGCTGCCGTGCGGCGTCATCACCGACATTCACGAGGACGACCGTGGACTGTTCGTCGTGGCCCGGATGTCGTCGTCCTGGTACTGGGAGCCGCTGCGGGAGGCCATCTCATCGCAGGCAGTGGACGGCATGTCGTTCCGCTTCTCGGTCGTGAACGAGGAATGGCGCGACAACGCGGGCAACAAGGTCAAGCCCGAAGAACTCGACGGGATTCTGTACTACGGCGAGCAGCCTGAGCGGACGCCGCTGCTGCGAATCCTGAAGGAAGTGAAGTGCGCCGAGGTCGGCCCCGTTGTGTGGCCTGCCTACGACGACACGACTGCGGGGTTGCGGTCCAAGGTGATTGACCTTGACCGCCTCCGCAATGGAGACCCCGAACAGCGCAAGCTGTTCGCCGGAGCTGCCCTGACGATCAGGGCAGTCGAGGAACCCTCGGCCAACCGAGGTGCGTCCGATGAAGAGCCGCAATCCACCCCTAATCGGGCCGGTGAGCACTCGGATGAGGACACAACCGATGCGCCGCAAACCACCCCAGACGGGGCCGGCGAGCACGCAGACGACGCGCCGCGATCCACCTCCAGCGAGGCCGGTGAGCACGCGGATTCCCCAACCGAAAACCCGCCGACTGACTCCGTCGATGCCGCACGGGCCGCCGAACAAGAACGGCTCTTCCGTGAGGCGCTGAACGAAGTCACGAATCAGCGAGAAGCCCATCCCCCCATGAAAGGACTGTGATCGTGAAGCTCACGCACCAGCAGGCCGTCAACCGCGAGAAGGACATCCAGGAAGAACTGGAGCGGCTGAACAGCAAGCAGGACAAGACCGCCGAGGACCGTGCCAAGGTCCCCGCACTGCTCACCGAGTTCCGTGAGGTGCACGCGCACCGCCTGGACCTCGAGCATGATGCCGCGCTGGCTGAGGTCCGCGCAGCAGCCAACCCCGGCACCCCGGCCGCCCCCGCATCCGCGGATGGCAGCGAGACGCGTCAGCAGTACGACGTCGTCGACCGCCAGCGCATGGCCGGCGTCGACCTGGTCAACGGCAAGTTCAAGGACCCCTGGAACGTGTCCGAGCTCCGCTATGGCGCCAACAGCGAGAGCGAAATCCGCGCTCGCGCACTGGACGCCGTCGAGCGCATGGAGTTCGCCGACGACAAGGTCCGCGAGGCCGCAACCAAACTGGTCGAGCGCGACCATGAGGGTCGGTCGAACAAGGCCCGTGATCTGGTGCTCGCCACCACCTCGCCCGCCTACTGCCGCGCCTTCATCAAGCTGATCCGCTCGCAGGGCCAGTTCGCGGTGCTCGATGGCGAAGAGATCGGCGCCATGCAGCGCGCGATGTCGCTGACCGACAACGCCGGCGGCTTCGCCGTGCCGTTCCAGCTGGACCCCACGGTCATCCTGACCGCCAACGGTTCGGTGAACCAGATTCGCCAGATTTCGCGGGTGGTGCAGGCCACCGGTGACACCTGGAACGGTGTGTCCTCGGCTGGCGTGACCGGCTCGTGGGACAACGAGGCCGACGAGGTTTCCGACGATGCGCCCACCCTGGCGCAGCCGTCGATCCCGGTGTACAAGCTGCAGATTTTCGTGCCGCTGTCGCACGAAGTTCAGCAGGATGCGCCGAGCCTCGCCGACGACATCGCCAACATGATCGCGTTCGAGAAGGACGCCAAGGAGTCGGCGGCGTTCGCCACCGGTTCGGGCTCGAGCCAGCCGACGGGCATCGTCACCGCCCTCACTGGCGGCTCTTCGGTGGTCACGACCACCTCGAACGACACGTTCGCTGTTGGCGACGTGTACAAGACCGACGCCGCCCTGCCGGCTCGCTACGCGGCGAACGGCTCGTGGCTCGGTCACCGTGCGATCTACAACCTGATGCGCCAGTTTGACACCAACGGCGGTTCCGCGCTGTGGGGTCAGCTGGCCGATGCCCGCAAGCAGGAACTGCTCGGTCGCCCGGACTACGTGTCGGAAGCGATGGCCTCGGCCGTCGCCGACGCTGCGAAGCTCCTGGTGTTCGGCGACTTCTCGAACTACGTGATCGCCGACCGCCTGGGCACGACCGTGTCCTACATCCCGCATCTCTTCGGCGCCAATGGCCGCCCGAAGGGTCAGGCCGGCTGGCACGCCTACATCCGGGTCGGTGCTGACTCGGTGAACGATGGCGCGTTCCGGATGCTGCAGGTCCAGTAGTACGTCGGGCTGGTGGCCCTGGGTCTCGAATGGGGTTCAGGGCCACCGCCTTCCAACCTCACACCACCACACAACGATTGCGAGTTGCCTGATGAGTTACCGGTGCACAAACGCGTTCGTCCACGGACCCAATGTCTACGGCGGCGGCGCAGTCGTGACGGACGACGACCCGATCCTGAAGACCCATGCGGCGCACTTCGTGAAGGTCAACGAGCCTCTGAGCGCCGTGAGTAGCGAAACTGCATCAGCAGACGCGCCTCGTACACCCGCGCCCGCCAAGAAGGCCCCGGCGAAGAAGGCTGCCCCCGCGAAAGCCGCGGTCTCGCAGCAAGAAACGGCTCAGCCGAACACTGACTCCACATCGAAGAAGGAAACGCTATGAGCTTCAACATCGGAGCGCGCACGAAGGCCGTCAAGGCGCTGTCATCGGGCACGGTGCAGACTGGCACCACCAACGGCGACGCGATCGACCTGGCCCAGAACAACTCCAACTTTCGCGATGTCCTGTTCATCATCACCTCGGGCACTCTCACGGACGGCACCTACACGGTGTCGGTCGAGGAGTCGGACGCCAGCGGTTCGGGTTACGCGGCCATCGGGTCGCACCGACTCGTCACCGCGGCGCCCAGTTTCGAGGCCACTGACGACAACACCGTGAAGTCGGTGGCTTGCCGCCCGACGAAGCGGTATGTGCGCGTGGTGATCACCGCGGCAACTGCTACCACCGGTGGTGTTCTGTCGGCGGTCGCGGTTCTCGCCAACGGCAGCGACAACCCGCCGGCCTGATCCTGTGGCTGAATTGGCGCCGGCTGATCTGCCGGCCGCGGTGCGTGCTCGGTTCGCCGACGACACCGCGGCGCAGGCGGCGATCAACGAGGTGCTTGCTGCCGCACGGCGCTACTGCGGGTGGCATGTTTCGCCGGTCCAGGTCGACCAGGTGTTCGAGCTGGATGGACCTGGTGGCCATGTGTTGTCACTTCCGACGCTGAGCCTGAATGCTGTTGCGTCGGTGACGGAGTTGGGCGTTGCGGTGGACGTGACTATGCTCGACCGCTCGCGGCGCAAGGGCACGCTCACGAAGCAGTTCGGGCGCTGGACGGGCAGGGACGGGGCGATCACTGCCACGGTCACGCACGGGTATACCGAAGCGGAGGCTTCGGACTGGCGCCGGGGTGTCATCGCCGTGGTCGACGCTCGGTCCCAGCCGATGTTGCGCGATGACTCGGGTCTGAAGCGCAAGCATGTCGACGACGTCGAATATGAGTGGTTCGAGGCGCTGATGTCCGTCGATGCGGAGATGTCTGCGCGGTTCGCTCAGTTCCGGATTCTGCCGTCGCCATGAGCTTCGGTAGCCAGACCCTCATGTTCGTGAGCCTTGTCGGGACGGGAACGTACGACGACTACGGCATCGAGATCACATCGGAGACTGAGGTTCCCGTCGAGGGTTGCCGGCATCGTCCGTTGAGCGCGGCTGAGGCGACTGAAGCGTTTGGGAATGTGGCGCGTCAGGTGTGGAAGTCGACGTGTCCTCCTGAGGCTGCGGCGGTGGCTGCGAAGTCGACGGGGCGGATCAAGGTTGGTGGTCAGGTGTTTCACATCATCGGCGGGGCGACTCAGTTCGAGGATTTCGCGGATCCGTTCAAGGTGACGATCATGTCTGAGCTTTACCCGGAGTAGGGAGCAATTGTGGGCTACTACAACGTTGTTCGGCCGTGTGTGGTCGGGAAGTTGCATTATGCGTCGGTTCCGTCGCGGCCGATCTTGGTTGATGACGAGGTGGCGGCGCTATTGGTCGAGTCGGGTGACCTGGTGGCCTATGAGCCCCGAGGTGCGGTGGAACTCAAGGGCTCTGTGGTGGTGGACCTCGAGGGTTCTGTGCTTTCCAAGGCGCTCACCGAAACCGGTGTGCATCTCGCAGCGCCACTCAGTGTGACACCCGATGCCGAGAACGCCACCGGCAAGCGTCCACGTCGTCCGCGAGCCGCTGAGTAAGCCATGCCTGCGGACTACATCGTCGCGATGCAGCAGCACATCGAAGAGGACGAATCCATCACGGAGGCAAAGCTTGTGATGGCGCGTGAGGCTGCGGCTTATGCGCGTTCGATCGCCCCGGTTGATGAGGGTGATTACCGCGACGGTATCCAGGTGCAGCACGTTGGCGCTTCTGGTGTGGCGGTGGCGTTCACTGACTGGAAGTCAGTGTTTCTGGAGTACGGCACCGTGACCCCGTCTGGTGCGCCGCACACACCCGAGTACGCGGTAGCCAAACGCACCGCTGAACACTTCCGGACTCAATGACCACACCTGACCACCTCGACGAGAGCCAAGTGCCCGCCGAGGTGTTCCTGCGTGCCCGGATGCTGTTGACGGCGGCGGGTCCGGGTTCGGTTGGGTCGCAGCTGTGGCGAGTCCAGTCCCCGCCGATGCCGCTGCCATACCGCACGGTCCGCCGTATTTCAGGCCCACTCACCCCGTATGGCGACGAGCCGCTGATGCGTGTGCACACGTTCGCCGCTACCTACAGCGAGGCGGCATCTGAGGCGGCCAAGACTGACGCCAACATTCTCACCCTGGTCAACTATCCCGGTTGGGGCACAACACTTCCCAGTGGTCTGGTCGTGCATTGCGACTGGGCCGAGATCACCGAGGCGGCTCATGAGGAGCCGTACGGTGCCGAGTCGGTCGTGACGCGGTTCGTGTCCGAGTACCGATTCTGCATCTCCTTGATTCGGGCCTGAGCCCGCTACTCGTCCCGGCTAGTTCGGGTCGCGGCAACCTGCCGCACAACAGCAGCCCACCAACCACCCATCCGCCGGATGCCCTCTTCCGGTAATCCCTCATGGAAGGACGTCTCAATGACGATTCCCGAAGTCGGCGTCGACTGGATTTCTGCCGGCATGGACCTGCGCGCGCCAGAGCTGTTTCGGCGCGGTACGGGTGTTGCGGCCATGTGCCGCGATGCCCGTGGCACAGCCACCGACCTGTCTCCCCACAACCCGGATGGCTCGATCCGCTGGTCGCCGTATGCGCAGGACTTTGGTCTGCGCGACGATCTGCTGCTGATCCTCAAGCCTGGCGGGTACTTTCAGCCGAACCCGAACCCTAATCAGGGATTCGTCCACCTCGGCCCACAGAAGGATGGTGACGGGCCGTCGTGGAAGCCGAAGGTCACCAACGACCACTTCATGATCTTGCAGGACATCGAGCCCTACGATTCCGAGATCACCGAACTGAGTGAGCCTTTCAGCGTCACGCCGGTCGATACCGGTACGCCGTGGGTTCAGCGTTTGCGCTACAACAACCCGTTCTCTGATGAAAACGGGGACTCGCTGATCGAGGACATTGGCACGACCAACGCGGTTTTCGCGCGCGGCAGCTCATCGCGTAACCCAGGTCGCCAGTTCCTGTTCTTCCGCGTCCGTGACGTCGGCGGCAAGCCGGTGTACTCGTGCGACGTCATTCCGTACGCGAAGATGGACGATCTCGGCAACTTCAAGATGGATAAGAAGGAGTCGGAGGCGGCCGAGCTCACGTACCTGCCGACCCGCGATGGCATCGCCATGATGATGAATGATGGCGTGTACCAGCCGGTTCCTGGTGGCGGGTACCGCATCTGGGGTGGTTCGGGTTACGCGGCGCTGGGTGGTCTGGCGACGTTCTCGGCGACTCTGCCGACGGGAACTCCGGGCACAGGTTCGGTCACTCTGACTGTTCCGGCGCCGACGGGCCCGAACGATCCGTTCGAGTACGGCTTCCAGTACACCACCGACGACGGCGTGACGTGGAGCTCGGTCGTGCTGGACGACACTCCGACACTGTCGGGTGGCAACGTGACCGTGAATGGCTCGGTTGCGTCCGGTGCCAAGAAGTTCCGCGTGGCAGCGAAGGGCACGAACGGCCTGTGGTCGTACAGCCCGAAGTCCGCGACGGTGACTATCGCCTAAGAGCCCCTGCCGGGTGCGTGTGCGGGCTGCTCGCGCACTCGGCAGGTCGCCACTCTTGCAGCCCAATCCACCAGCAGCCCGAGAAGAAAGCAGCCCAATGTCTGAAGATTCTGAAACCTACGCCCCCACAAGCCCATCGCAGGCCGCCGAGGCAGCAGCCAAGTTCCTGGGCGTGTTCCCGGGTGTCGGGTTCGAACTCGCGGACGGCAAGGTGTGGCGTCTGCCGATGCCGAGTTACCTGCCGCCGAAGATGAAGCGCCGGTATCTGGAGCATCTGCGCTTCATGGCCCACGACCTCGACACGGAGAAGGTCTCCAGCCGAGACCCGATCACCGACAGGCTGATTGAGCGCGAGCAGACGGTGTGGCCGCTGCAGTTCGGCGGCAAGCTGCTCGACGAGGATGAGTTGCTGTGTGTCGCCTTGATGGCCGACGACGGCGACGATGAGGGGCAGGCCGCCCGGGATGCGTATCTCAAGGACGGTACCCTGCCCGAGACGTATGAGCAGTTCCTGGCGGCCGATGGTGTTCCGGGCCAGGTGCAGGTGCATTGGCGCGTGATGAACCTCCAGTTGGAGGAGCGTATCAAGCGCGATCCCAAAAGTCGTTGACGCCCTGTGGTTTTGGGTCCAGTGGGCCGACGAAATCGAATCTGACCTACTGACCTACAAGGGCCTGGATATTGGGCTCTGGTATCGGCTGACCATCAACCCGGACACGACCGACCCGTACTTGTCGAGCCGGCGCCTGTTGGTGCTCTTGGAGTTCATGGACGAGAACGGCGCCTTCAAGACGGCGACGCGCGGCGGTGGCTGGCCGGACTGGAAGCGGATGTTGGCCGAGGGTGTCAACGAGCAGTACCGGATGCGGGCGTCGTATCACGCGGCGCACAGCACCAAAGAGAACGACGTCCGGTTCGATCCGAGCACGTTGTATTTCCTCGATCCGGTTGAGCGTGAGTTGCGTGATGCGGCGGTCAAACAGCAAGGCGCCGAGACGGATCAGGCCGTCTCTGATTTCAACGCTGAGCTTGGTTTTGGATGAAAGGTGGTGAGCACGCGTGGAACCCATCCTCATGATGATCGAGCCGACGCTTGATGAGCGTGCCGCCACCTCGACGATGGCGCGGGCTCAGCGTGTGTATGAAGAGGGCGCCCGTGACATCTCGAAGGTGATGCGCCAGCAATTGACTCATGGCGCCGAGGCGGCCGGCAAGGGCTTCGATGAGCTAGAGACCAAGGCGCGCAAGGCGTATCTGGGGATGCAGGATGCCAGCGAGAAGGTTGCGGCGGCTGAGCGTAAGCATCAGGCGGCTGTGGAAAAGGGCGCGGCCAACGCCGAGTCGTTGGGCCGCAAGGTTGAGCGGGCCCGCCTCGCTGAGATTGAGGCGATTGAGCGGGCTACGGCTGCGTACAAGGAGTATGGGCAGGCCGCTGATCAGGCTGGCAACAAGGCTGTTGGCGGTCTGCGTGGCGCCTTGGCTGGCGCTCGTAGTGCTGGCGGGGAGATGGCGGGTGGTTTCGCTGAAGGGTTCGCTGGTTCGTCTGCGTTGATGCGTCTCGGTTCGGCCGCTGGACCCATCGGCCTTGCCATTGCGGGTACGGCGGCATTGGGCGTCATGGGTGGAAAGGTGTTGGCGGACAGCATCTTGGCCGGTATGGATCAGGCGCGGATGCGCGACCTGTTCCAGGCGCGCCTTGGCGTGGACTCCGGGGTGATGCAGAAGATTGGCGACGCGGCTGGGGCTGCGTTCGCGCAGGGTTTCGGCGGGTCCGCCGAGGAGAACCTGAAGACGATTTCTGCGGGTATCCGCGCGGGTCTGATTGGTCCGAGGTCGTCGGATGCCGATTTGGCGAAGTTCACCGAGCGGATGGATACGACCAGCAAGATCACTGGGCTGGACACCGGCGAGATTGCGTCCAAGTCCCGCAACATCGTTCGCAACGGCCTAGCACGGGACTACGCCGAAGTGCTAGACCTACTGAACTCTGAAGCGGGCAAGCAGCTCGACATCTCTGGTGACCTGTTGGACACCACCGAGGAGTATGCGACGGCTTGGCATGGTGTCGGGCTGTCTGCTGCCGATGCGTTCGGCTTGATGAAGCAGATGTCTGATGCAGGCATCCGCAACACCGACGTGGCGGCGGATTCCCTCAAAGAGTTGTCGATCAACGTGGCCGACAACTCGAAGACGACGCGCGCGGCTTTCGTGGCGTTGGGATTTGATGCCGACGACATGAACCGGCGATTTGCCGAGGGTGGCGCTACTGCACGTGAGGCGTTCGGCGCGGTGCTGACCGCGATGCAGGACATGAAGGATCCGCAGGATAAGACCAACATTGGCTTGGCCCTGTTCAAGACGAAGTGGGAAGACGCCAAGACCGCCATCGAAGCCGCGAACCTGAAGACCGCGGCGACAGACATGGGCAAGATCACCGGTTCCACTGATGATGCCACCAAGCAGCTCAACACCCATGCCGATGCGTGGGGCAACCTCGGCAACAAAATCTCGCAAATGTGGGACCAGACCGAGCGAAAGCTTGCGAACAGTTGGCTTGGGAAGTTCGTCGGTATGACGTTACCGGACTGGCTGTCCAAATTCCTCGACTGGTCATCTCGGAATCTGGATAACAAGCCCGCTCAGCCGCCGCAGCCAAAGGTGTACGGGCCGCCAATGCCCAGTAGTTCACGCTTCGCCCTACCTCCGGGCGCGACGCCCTCCTTGGCTCCGAATGACCTGGGCGGACTGCTTGGTGACACGCCACCTCCTCCGACGACTGCGGATTTCCGCGCTTGGTATGGGCCTGGTGTCCGGCCGCCCGATGCCCCGCCATTGACGCACGGAGCTCAGGGGCACTACTCACCCGAGGATGCTGCCGGGTCGAAGAGTCTTCCACCCGCTCCGGTGTTGCCGTTGCAGTACACGAACACCGCTGGGCTGCCGGCGGGTATTGCGAACGCGCAGCAGAGCCTGGATGAGCGCAAGCATGACGTCGCCGAGAAGCAGGCGCGGGTGGCTCAGCTGGAGCAACTCAATGCCAAAGAGGATGACTTAACCAAGGCGCGCAACGACTTAACGAAGGCGCAGCAGGATCAGCTCAAGGCTGAGCAGTCGTTGACTGATGCGCGGATCAATGCCACGAAGCAGGCGAACAAGCAACTCGCTGGCCTGTCGTCGGATATGGAGCAGTTGGGGTCGCAGCTCGACAAGGACTTCGGTATCTCCAAAGGCCTGGGTGGGATTGTCGAGAACGCGGTCAAGGCGCTCGGCAACATCGTCGCAGCTCCGTTCCTGCAGGCGCTCGGTTTCGTGGCCAAAGCCAACCCGAACGAAGGCTCCGGCCTGATCGGTATTGCTGCCGCGAATGGTGCGTTCGGGTCTCAGTACACCCCGGGCGCGATCGCCATGATGCAGGCGTCTCAGCGGTCCGGTGGCGGCGGATATCCAGGCGGCTATGCCCCAGTGGCGGCAGCCGTAGGTGGAGGTCAGCCCTATGGACTGCCAAACGGCACCGATATTCGACAGGGCGCCCCAGGCTTCCCTAGTTGGGTTTACCAGGTTGCCAACGCTTTCGGGTTGCAGGCGAGCACCTATGCGGGCCACCAGGAGGACAAGGGCCAGGGCAATCAGGGCATTGACTGGTGGGGCCCGGTGGAGAATCGGCAGCGGTTCGCCGAATGGCTCGCGCAGAACCGTGGCATGCCAGGGCTCGAAGACGTCATTTTTGAGAACCCGACCACTGGTCAGGACATCGGCGTCAACAACGGTCGCCTTGTCGGAACGCCGGGTAGTGCGGACCCTGGCTACTTCCGGCGCGGGAAGAACGATTTCGCCGACCACCGGGACCACGTCCACACGACGCAGAGCCAGTCGTTCGGCCTCCCTGGCTCGCCGCAGGCAACCGATTCGATGAATAGCCTTGCAGGAGCGGCTAATTCGGCTGCCAACGCGCTGGGTGGTCTGTCCACGCAGCAGTGGAACAACATTGCGGGCGCGGAGGCTAGTGGGAACTGGGCCGCGAACACCGGCAATGGCTACTCGGGTGGCCTGCAGTTCAGCCCGCAGACGTGGAATGCGTTCGGCGGTCAGGCGTTTGCGCCTCAGGCTTGGCAGGCGACACCTGAGCAGCAGATGGCGGTCGGCAACAACGTGCTCGCTGGGCAGGGTCCGGGTGCGTGGCCTGCTACGTCGGCGGCGCATCCGGAGTGGTTCCAGCCAGGGGTTGGCATCCCTGCGAGTGTGGGACCTACGGGTGGTCCGATGATGCCGGGAATGGGTCAGTCGCAGGGGCTCCCCAGCGTCGGTCTCGGCAGTGTGTATCCGTCGCAGGGTGGCAACTCGGGCAACATCCTCGGCGGTATGGCGATGGACGGCATCATGGCCGCGACGTCTGGTTTGGATGCGCTTGCCCCCGGCGCCGGTGCCGCAGCGAAGATTGGCATCCAGGTTCTGAATCGCACCGTGGGCTATGCCGCGCAGAACATGGGCATCGCGGCGAACGCAGTCGGTGAATTCCTCACTGTCGGCGACAACCCCAAGGGCAGCATCGGTGCTGGTTGGCTCGGGAAGCTGGCCGGTGGTATCGCTGGTGCCGCTCCTGCGCTGCCGAATCTGGCTGGCGGGAAGAAGCCTCCGGGGCCGATGGATCAGGCGACTGGTGGCCAGCAGCAGGGCGGCAACACCTACGGCGACACGAACATCACCGTGCAGTCGCGCGAGGGTGCGAGCGGGCAGGAGCACGGCGAGCAGATCGCGGCTGAGCAGGGACGCATGTACGCGCCGGCGGGTCGCCAGTGACCGCGCCCGCGCCGAAGCGCTACCCGGCCAACAGAATCCTGCCGCACGGGGCCTACCACTTTCTCAAGGGCACGGGCCCGAATGTCCGGCTGACGTCGTTTGACGGCACGGTCATCTTCGACATCATGGGCGGCGGTTCAATCGCCGACAAGTACCTCTCGCCTGAATGCGCCATCCTCAACGAGGCACCGAAAGGTGTTGGCGGGGCATGGAAAGCCGTTGTTCAGCAGGGCGCGAACGAGGACGGTGAGACGTTCCTGTTCGCGGTGAATGAGGCGATGGAAACGACTCTGCCTCTGCTGTTGGTTGGTCGTGATGCGGCGCATGTGGCGCAGGTGCGGCAGGCTCTGGTGAGTTCAGTCGATAAGACGAAGCTTGCCCGGTTGCGCTGGTGGACGCAGAAACTCGGCTACTGGTGGGGCGATGTCCGCCACGCCCGCCCGTCTGTCGGTGGCTACGACATCGGGAAGCGCCGCTCGGTCAAGTACGACCTGCATCTGAAGGTTGATGGTGGCTCGTGGCGGACGTTCGATCATGTCGATGAGTTCCGGCTGCCGTACGACTCGATGAAGGACTCCTTCGATGTGGATTACGTCGAGGACAAGAACATGGGCCCGAACTGGCCGCTGTACTTCACTGGTCCGGGTGGTGGTTATCCGTACACGTTGCGTGGTGCGATGCGGTGGCGTGATGATCCGTCGCGGACGTTCTTCACTGAGCCGCGTTCGTTCGTCGCCGGCCCGTTCAAGGACTTCTCGACGGCGTCGGATAACCAGGTCATCAGCATCGTGTTCGACTCCATTCAGGAGTGGGGCGCGTCGAATGACATCTGGGGGCGCAAAGGGCGCGGTCCGACGGGCCAGTGGAACGGCTATGGCGTCCGGGCGCGCATCACCGGTCCGTGGATTGAAGTCGCGGCGTACAACAACTTCCACAAGACGATCATCGCGCAGGGTTTCGCGTCGATCCCGATTCCCCCAGGGATTGGTGATCGGTACCGGTTGGAGTGCGGCGGCCTGGATAAGGACGGCAACTTCAACCCGCGCATCTTCCGGGTTCGTCGTGGTGGGGCAACGATTTTCACCGCGAAGGATAAGGCAGGGGTTTCGGCGCTGGGTGCGTCGTTCCGTGGCGTCGGGACTGGCGGCCAGGCTGCGGGCGCGCTCGTCACACAGGGGACTCCGGCGTCGATCCGCGAGGTATCGGCCGGCGACCTCACGAACGCCGCGCCTACCGGGTACCTGACCCGCATCAACGTGGGCGATCAGGACATGTGGGACCGCTACACGATCTACGGGCCTGGGACGTTCGAGATCGCTTCCGGGCCTGGCGCTAAGCAGACGGTGAAGATCGGTCCGCTGCTACCGAATCAGGTGGTTCAGTTGCGCACGGATGGGACGAAGCGGCGCATCATCGACCTGACTTCTGTGCCGCCGACCGCCGCTGAGCTGCTGGAGTACAAGAAGGCTCTGGCCGAGTTGGATTCGTACGCGCCGATCAAGAACATCGGGCCCACGCGCCAGTCGAACGCCAGTGAGTTCGGTGTCGTTCCGCCGCAAGGGAATCTGCATCGGATCATCGATGGTTGGTTCACGCATCCGATTCCGCCGATGTCTGCTGATGGCACGGTGAAGGAGTATCGCGTGGCGTGCAAGATCACGGGCGGTAATCCGGATTCGCGGATCATCGCTGCGGGAACACCATTGAGGAAGCTACCCGCCTAGATGGTTACTATCGTCGCCGCCCAGTTCGCTGGAGCGGCTAGTTCGGGCTGCGCGCGATGAAGCTGACCGACGCTGAGGTCGAGCGGTGGAAGCGTGACCTGGACTCGGGTGATAAGTGGCGTGAGGCCGAAGCGGCTGAGGTGTTGTCGCAGTCGTTCTCGGCCGATGACACCGACCACATCATCACCGCGTGCGACTACCTGTGGCGCGAGATCGACCGCATCGGCGACTTCATCGAACTGACGTACACGATCCCGAGAAACCTTGCCCCACAAGCGACGTTGACGTTGAAGGGCGATCACCATCTGGTACCGCTGTTCCGGACGTGCACGCAGACGATGGTCGGTATCACCATCGAGACAGCGGGTATCTCGGAGGCGTTCTACGTCAAGCGGCACCGGGAAAAGCTGGGCCCGGACGGTGTGTGGACGCACGTGCTGGAGCTCGTCGGCATCTACGACATCCTGAACTACCTGGTCATCTGGCCGTCGTGGTACCTGCCGATCCAGTCGCAGCCGTTCTCGCACGCGATCTACGCGGCGCCGATCTGCACGGCGATCGAGTCGATGGCGGCGGAACAGTCGTTGCGTATCCAGTCGGGCATGTGGGAGTTCGTCAACAACTTCCTGTCGGGCAACCCGGATGTGCGGTCCTACTTCGGCACTGTCCTGCAGGGATTGAAGCGTGATGGTAAGCCGTCGACGATCCTGAAAACGCCTCTCTACGTTGTCCGTACGGGCCTACTGCGGGATAGCTCGCAGGTTTACGTGAAGACCGTCCGGATGCAGACGGTCGGCCAGATCATCACGGAGATCACCGCAGCCTACGGTGTGGACGTTCGGGTGCATCTGTGGCGGCCGGGTGACCCGCAGCCGGACCAGTGGGCGAACCTCGAGGTACCCACATATGTGATGACGGTTCGGGACCGCACGCAGATCGAGGGCCCGACGAAGAGCATCCTGGATTCGGCGCTGCGTCTGGTTGTCGATGTGCAGGGTTCGCTGTTGGGCAATACGCTTTCGCCGCTGCTGAATCCGGATGGCAAGTACGCGCCTGAGGGTCTGTATATCGCGCCGCGGCTGGGCATCAATTTCGTGATGCCGTACGCAATGATCGTCACGCCGGACAACGTGATCACCGAGGACGGGGACGTTGTTCGGGAGCGGTCGCCGCTGGTGTCGTGCGAGATCGCGCACAACACACCCCTTGGGTGGCAACACATTATCGGCGGCAAGTGCGTCGCCGGTGAGACATTGGCGCACACAGCCGAGGGTCTCATACCGGTCAAAGAGCTTGTGGGCCGCACGATTCTGACCCTGTCTGCCGACGGTGTTTACCGGCCAGCGGAATGGAAGACCTACGGGGAGCAGCAGCTCTACAAGGTCGTGTTCGACAACGGCGACCACATCTTCGCCACGGACACGCACGAGTGGGTAGCGATCGGCCGCAACAAGCGGATCACGACGGTCGAGCTTGTGGGCGAGCGCATTCCGCGCGTTGCACACGCAGGCCGGTATGGACAGCTGGACTACCTCGCGGCAGAGGGTACGTCGGCCGTTGTCGTGAGGGTTGAGGAAACCGACCGGTACGAGACGGTGTACTGCTGCGAGGAACCGGTCACCAACACCTGGGTGGCAGGCGACGGATACCTCACCTCGAACTCGCCGAAGTGGCTCAATGACCTGATCAACGCGTTCTTTGCCTACGTTATCGATGTTGCGATGATCGTCATCGGATTTACCGGTGTCCCAAGCAATCTGCTCGACGGCTTCATGAACGACAGCTTCTTGGCGTTCCAGTTGATCGAGCACTACACGCGGCGCAACAGTGTCGGTCCTTACCACCCGGCGATCGAGGTGTTCACCTCCACGAACAGCGCCCCGTACAACGTCGAGGCTCTGTTCCAGTTCATCCAAGTGCTTTGGAATAGCAGGGGTTACACGACGGCGATCGCGACATTCCGTGGTCAGAACGGCCCGTACAAGCTGGGTCGCGACATCTTCCCGGGCGCGCTGATGATCCTGGTGTACGCGTCGCGGACGAAGCTCTACACCGACTACATCGAGTTGGTCAGCGGCAAGGTCAACCGGAATACGCGTGAGTTGACGGTGCAGATGGGTGATGGGAAGCCGTTGGAGCATCCGATTGCGCAGTTGCGTCGAAACATGAGCGAAGCAATGGCAGCCGTGAACGTCGTATCGCTGGCGCCCAATAGTGGTTAATCCGAGGAGGTTTCGTGGCTGAGATTCTGTGGCGCACCGAATACCGCGATGGTGTGCGGTGGCTGTTCTGCAATCTCGCCGAGTTGGGTTTCCGGCTCGATGACGATGGCCAGGCGTCGGGGATGTTCCTTGCTGTTGCTGCCCCGCTTGGTGGCATCGCGTCGCTGGGGAACATTCTCGCAAAGGGCGATCAGGGTTTCTCGCCGTCGATCGAGATGGGCAGTTTCGTCGAGCTCGATGCTGACGATGTGACCCCGGCGTCGGTGTCGCTGAATCTGCTCGCTGAAGCGACGGATGTGTCGGGTCCGGTGTACAGCCTGGACGTGGTACTGCATCGCGGGGCGACGGGCGAGGCGGGCACTGTGGTGTTCAACCCGGGGGCCATCTCTGAGGACCCGCAGCTTGGTTGGATTCCCGCCGTGGCCGCTGGCCTCGAAGAGTTCGAGCTTGTGCCGCAGCGGGTTCCGACGATGCATTGGCCCGCGACCGTGACGGACGTACCCACGGGGACAACAGCCGGATTCACGCTGACCACTGTCCCGATCGCTGCCGTTCCGTACGACCGCTACGTGATCCCCACTGGCGAGGTGCAGGTGGTCGCTGCATCGGGAACGAACCTGCGGGTTGACCTGGTCGCGCACCTGGACGATGAGACGGGCACGAAGATCGTGGGCCGGTCGTTCGGTGTTGCGGGCGCGAAAGACAAGCTGTCGCTGATCGGTTACCCGCCGGCCGGTACCACGTCGAGTGCGACGAAGATTCTGGCGAACAACCCGGCGAACGTGTACTTCCGCACTGAGAAGCAGGCTGGTTCGTCGGCGTACTCGTCGGTGGCTGGTACCGCTCTGTTTGGTTGCATGACGGTGCCCGCATGACTGATGGTCCTGATTGGGCCGAAACTTTCGCGGCGATCAAGAATCCGCCCGGGAAGTCGGCTGTCGGTAACACGCGGCCTGGCATGGACCAGGTCAAGGCGTGGCAGGAGTTTCAGCAGCAGCGGACGGGCGCGGATGTCGCGGTGGCTGTCGGTGCTGTGGATACTGGTGACGACTTCGATGGTTGGGGTGCTGTCACTGAGTGGGCTCAGGATGTCGGCGACGGCATCGGTGGTGCGGTCAACCAGGTAACCACGCTCGCGAACAATCTGCTGACCGCTGCCGGGACGGTCATCGGCAACATCGGGGCCGTCGTGGTCGACGGTCTCGGCAATGCCCTCCAGGATGTTTGGGACGCTATCGGCGCTGGTCTCGGTGGTGCAACAACGGGGCACAACGCCGCCTCGTTGAACGCTCAAGCGGTACAGCTCGCACTCACCGCACAGGATGCCGAGGCCGCCGCATACGCCGCCCAATGGTCCCTGCAGCAATTGACTGGGGGAGGCAGCACAGGCGGCGGCGGCGTCACGTTCGACATGGACATCACCGGCGCCGACGGTGACGCACTGTCCGCAACCGACTGGGCCACGGCATCGAACATGGTTGTCCGTGTCAACGGCAGCGTGTCCGCGATGGGCATCACCGCCGGCACCACCGTCGGGGTGATCAGCTACGCCAACTGCGCCCACCAGTACCTCAGTGACAGCCAGTCGATCGCCGCGGTTCTCGGCCCCAAGGGTGACAGTGTCGCGGCGACCATCCTGCACTTCCACTGCAACAGCACCTACACGCGCGGCATGTACCTGTCGATCGTGACGACGGGCGTGACGTTCGGGTACTTCACTGGCGCGCTCGGATCGCGCACCTATACCCCGCTGACCGGCGGAACCCTCACGAGGTCAATGACATCCGGCACCCGGGTCGAGGCTCGAGACTCTGGAACCAACTCGTACGCCATCTTGGTCAATGGCATCCCGTCGCTGACGGTCAATGACCCCGGCGCTCACGCAGTCGCGGGTGACTTCTACGCGCAGGTCACCGAGACATCCCGCACCGTCATCTACAACCCGGGTCTTCCGTGGCAGACGACGGGCACGAACTACTCGTTCCAGTTGGCCTCGATCCTGTTGTCGGATTACATCATTCCGACTGTCGTTGGTTCGACGGCGGCGATGTACCGGACGAGCACCGGCACCGTGTCGCTGAATGCCAGCCCTAATGCGGTGTTGGGTTCGTCGTTCTTCGGTGTGGTCGACTACGCGTCGGCGGACATCACCGTGGACCTCGCGAACTCGAAGTTCACCGTGTCAAAGGCTGGCACGTACCTGATTGGCCTGCGCGCCATCATCGACACCGGCACCAACACGACCAACACTCAAGAGGTCACGCCGCTTCTGTATGTGAACGGGTCGATAGCCAAGTGGGGTAATCCTGCGACGGCCGTCTACGTGGTCGGTAACAACGGAAGCCTTTGGCGCGCAAAGCCAGATGCTATGGATACGACCTTCCGGAAGTACCTGCAGGCTGGCGATTACGTGCAGCCGGGGTGGAACAACCAGCACATCTCCAGCGGCACTCTCACTGGTGAGGCCACTGGGACGCAAACCTTTTTCGACATCACGCGGATTGGAGATTGACGTGGCCTACGTGGTGAATGACGTCAAGAAGGACCCGAGGACGGGGATTGTCGCGGTGAAGACCGGCATGACTGATCCGGATCAGTCATGGCAGATCGTGATGACGTCGGACGGGACGTGCCATTTCGCGGCTGACGAGGATGTCGCCGCGTGGGATGACCTGACTTCAAACACCAACGGAGGTAACTGATCATGCCTGCTGGGCCTTCGAAGTGGCTTATCAACTCGATGTGGGACGCAGCCTTGACGGGCGTTCCGTTCGTGATCAGCCAGCCGTATGTGCAGTTCCACTCCGGCGATCCCGGTAGTGGTGGAACCGCGAATGTCATTGCCCTGGACCGGCAGCCGGCATTGTTCGAGCGGGATTCCGATGGGCATTGGCAGACTGCTGGTGCGCCGATGGAGGTGTCCATCGACGTCGCCGATGTCACCGTGACCCACCTCAGCATCTGGGATTCACCGACCTCGGGCAACTGGGCGATCAACCTGATTGCGAACCAGCCGATCCTGGTCGTCGAGGGTGACCTGCTGATCCTGTCCGACAAGATTCAGTGGACCGTCACCGATTGGGTCGCCTGACATGCCGGTGACGCGGATCGCGACGGCGCAAACGTCGGCGCTACTGGCCGGAAACCTCACGTCGCACACCATCGACCGTGCCGTGAACGTCAACCCCAGCGCGGGACCGTACGTCTACGGGATCGTGCTCTACGGCTTCACTTCCGACGTGTCACTGACGGGCGACACCGTCACATGCACCTGGACCGGCGGCACACCCGTGGACCTACTGGCGTCTCCGCTGCTGTTCGGGTCGAGCATGAACATGCTGATGGGCTGGATCGTCGAGAACCCAGTGAGTGGCACGGTTCAGGTGTCGCACACGGGGATCGGCACTAGCACGTGGGCGAAGGCTCGGTTCCTGACGGTTGGTGTGTGGTCGCAGGCTCAGCAGTTGGACTTGGTGAACATTCAGTCCGCCGTGGTGTCGGCGGTGGGTTCGGCGAATGTCACGTCGCACACTGTGACTGTGCCGTCGATTCTGCCGGCGTCCCGGGTGATCGCCGCACACTTGGTTGGTCGGGGTAAGAAGATCACCGCATACAACGGGACCAAGGTCGCTGCGGCTAACTCGGCCGGTACTCCGAACTCGCCGTCGGGTAACGGGCAGATGATCCTCGGGGAATGCCGCGGCGCTGCGTCGGTGGATTCGACCGTGACACAGTCCCCGTCTACTGGCTTGTGGGCGACGCTCGGCCTGAACATCGATCCGGCGCCGGTTGTGTTCGGCGCGAAGGGTTCTCACAAGGCGGGCAAGGGTGCGTTCGGTGCGTCGGTGTACCGGTTCGCCGAGCCGCACCCGGATCGCCTGTATGTGGTGCCGCCGATCGGTGCCGCGAATGACAAGGTGTTGGCCGACAACTTTGTGCGCTCACTCGACGGTGTTCCGATGCCGGTGTTCGTGAAAGACCCGGATGACACAAGCGATTACACGCTGGACTGGTCGAACCATCTCGCGGACGACGACAAGATCATTCACGTTGAGTGCACGACGTCGGGATCGTTGCGCCTGATCTCGCAACCTGCTCTTGATGATGCGGGTGTGCTGACTCAGGTGTGGATCACTGGCAGCACGGTGAACGTGACGCGGACTGTGCGGATTCGTTGTTCGACCGCGAAGGGCCGCCGATTCGACCGCACCTTCTACATTGCTGGATCGCAGGGATAGGGGTTGGTGTGACGACTGTGACTGTGTCCGGCGTGGTGAAGGACGAGACGGGCCGGAAGGATTCGCGCGACTGGCTGGCGTTCTCGCCCGTGTATCGGGAGGGTTCGGACGGCTCTGTCGTGACGATGAAGCGGCAGCAAGTCCGTGTCGTGGCGGGCATGTTCTCAGCCAAGCTTGATCCGGGTGTGTGCGTCCTCGAAAACCCTGACGGCCAGCGGTACACGGTCACCGTGCCGGATGAGGATGCCGACCTGTGGGATGTCATCGCTGCGGCAGTGGCTTTCCCGCCGAACACCGACGCAGAGGCATTGGCTTCAGCGGTAGAGAGCTACCTGGTTGACAACCCGCCGTCGGCCGATTGGAACGGCTTAGCCAACAAGCCGACCGTCATCGGCGCAGGCTCGACACAATCAGCGGCCCGCAGTGCGATCGGCGCGGCCAGCTCCACTGCTGTTACAACTGCGCAGACAACCGCCGATACCGGCGTAACCAATGCCGCAGCCGCAGCCGCAGCCGCAGCAGTCGCCGACGGGAAAGCTGTTGCCGCACAAGCAACCGCTAACGCAGCGGCCCCCCGCATCACCAGCGGCCAGTTCCCTTGGCCTTCGGGCCTGGTGGCGCTGTGGGATTTCCAGAACGATGCCGTCGGCGGCGCCACGCTGACATCCAAGGTTGGCGCGATGGATCATGTCCTGACAGGGCTTCAGGGAAAGCTGGTCGCGAAAGATGCGACCGACCCCGGCCCCTTCGGTCCGTCGCTAGTTCTCGATGGCGCAACCTGTTTCGCGAAGGGCCCCGGGCTCGGGTCGCTGGATGTCGCGCAAGTCGGCGACCAGGTCACAGTTATCGCGTGGGTGAACGATTCCGTTGCCGCTGACGTGGGTTCTGCGGGCTATAAGTTCCGCGCAGGATCACACTGCGAATCGACGACCCCTGCGCGCCAGTACGGCCTGTATTTCGATGCGTGGGGCTGGGTCTATAGCAATGGGCACCTCGGCCCGCACATCGGCGCTCAGGATGGACCGTCGACCGGGTACCCATTCAACCGCGACCAGGCCATCAGTAAGCGCTGCTACTTCACCGGTACGGGCCAGAACCAGTGGCACATGGAAGCCATGACGTTCGACGGTGCCCAGTGCATCGCGTATGTCGATGGCATTACCGACATTTGGAAGAACGCTGCCGAGCCTCCCTCGAGCTTCTTCGGCGCCTACTCGGACAGCACGTACCGCTCGGCCGTCGTGGACCGAAATCCCTTCCCATTCAAGAAGGGATTGAATCGATCTAGCACGAATAAGTACTTCACCATCGGTGCGGCAATGAGCAACGGCAACGCCGGGATCAACTTCACGACAGGCAAACTCGGCGGTGTCGCCGTGTTCAATCGTGCGTTGACGGCCGCCGAGATCATGCAGGTCCGGTTGATGACGCTCAAGTCAAACGAACCGATCTCGAAGTTCGGACTGGAGGTCAACCGGACCGGCGTGAACTCCCTATCGGAGACGGCCTGGCTCGGTAGGGCCAGCGCTCTGTGCGCCGACGTGGGAACACTGACCGCCGCCGGATCAGAGTACGCAGTTATCCGACCTGCCGGCGGTTCGACGTCGTACCTGACCAAGACCTCTACGGGCATCGGTGCCGCGTGGATCGCCCTTACAGGACTGAACTCATCACAGGTCCGCAAGGTCAAGTTCGACCTGTTGTCGGCCGCGACAACCTCTGCGGCACAAAGGCTTCTGGTCAAGGTTGGATCGCAATGGTGGGCGACGAACACCACCTACGCCACCACGACGACCCACTCGGGTGACACCGACTGGACTGGTGCAGAAACGAAGACCATCGACATCAACTGGGACGCGGGCAACTGGCTCCCGGTGACACTGCAGGATTCAACCACGCCAACAGCTCAGACGTTCACCAACATGGTGAACAACCCGTCGCTGAGCGTGAACGCCACCAACTGGTTCAAGTCCGGGTCTGTCGCGAACGCTACAGCCGCGCGCACTGCGGTCACCGGTGGCTTCGCCTACATCCTCACTTGGTCTGGAACCGACTCCGTCACCACTATCCCGGTGTCGGTGGGTGGCATGGCGCAGGCGGGCGTGGGTGCCGTCACTGCGGGCACAAGCTACTCGGCGTCAATGCAAGTGACGTGCTCCAAGACGCAAGCGCTGTACATGGAAATCCAGTGGTTCAACGCATCGAGCACGTATCTATCGTCCACGTTCGGCGGGACTGTGACCACTGCGGCCGCGACTCCGATCACCCTCGCCGCGTCCGGTGTTGCCCCGGCGACCGCGACTCAGGCCCTGATCCGGATAGTGACCCCACCCGCCGCTTCTGGTGGCGTCTCGTGGGCTTCGGCTGACACCCTGGCGCTAACCAAGTGCATCATGGTCGCGAACAGCATCCTTCCGGCCTATTTCGACGGCGACACGGCCAGTGCATCATGGACCGGCACATCCGGAGCCTCGACCTCGACGCTCTCGACGACCGGCCTCCCAGTTGCCACCAACCTCGCGCTAAACCCCATCCTGAAGGCCGCGTCAACGGGATGGTTCACCTCCGGTGCGATGGCCCATGCCACAGGCGCACGCGTTCTCTCTGGCAGCGAATACGTTTGGCGGACAACATGGACCGGAACTGATACCACCAACGGTGCATCAGTGGCGGGTTGCCTGCAGTCCAGCATCGGCGCCATCACCGCTGGCCTGAGCTACACCACTTCCTTGAAGGTCACCGCCAACCGAGCACGCCGGGGCTGGCTGCAAATCGACTGGTACAACGCGAGCAACGCTCTGGTGTCCAGCACGACTGGCCAGATCGCGGTGTGTGGCAAGAACTTCCCGACGACCGTCACGGCTACTGGCGTGGCCCCGGCGACGGCTACCCAGATGTTGATTCGGTTCATTGCCAGCGGCTGGGATTTCGTCAGCGGCGACACATTAGATGTCGGCAGCCTGATGGTCGTACAGGCCACTTCACTACCTGGTGTTGTGATCGAGGGGAGTGGCACCTACACCGGCGGGACGCTGTCGATCGGTGGCAGCACTAATGCGGCCTGGATCGACAACGACCTCATTACCGCCATCGGCTTCATATCTAGCGGGGGTGATGGGTCGGCGGTTCGGGTGTCCAATCTTGCGCTGTATCCGGTTGGGACGGGCAGCTAATGAGAAACCTCGCCGCCATCGCCGCCGGTGTTCTCGCAGGTCTCGCCCTGTTCGCCACCACCTTCTACGCCTGGATGATCTGGGGCGCCGACCCGAACAAAGACTCGCTGGTGTCGTGGTGATGCACATCTTGACCTGGCGCGGCATTCAGATCGCAGCCGCAGTGAGGTTCCAACGGTTGTGCATGGAGATGGCGAAACACCCAGCGCGCGTGCAAAAGAACATGCGCATCACCAGTGGGACGCCACACAGCTTCGTGGAGGTGCTTGATGAATGACGACTACGCCCGCGCAGTTCTCCGCGCAGGCACCGAACTCGGAATCACACCGCGCGGCATCGTCATCGGATTCGCAACCGTCTATGTCGAGTCGAACTGGTTGAACTACGCCAACGCCAAAGTCCCAGGCTCACTAGCACTTCCACACGATGCCGTCGGATCAGATGGCATGTCCGTCGGCCTATTCCAACAGCAGGTCATCATGGGCAACGGCTGGTGGTGGGGTCCGGTCGAGGTGTGCCAGGACCCGTACCAGTCGGCGCGCCTGTTCTTCTCCCGGCTGGCGAAACTCGACTACAACGGCCCCAGCTCACCCGGCTCGTACGCGCAGGCAGTCCAAAAGTCCGCGTACCCGGACCGCTACGACCAGCGCATGGCCGACGCGCAGAAACTCTACGACCGTATCGCCGGTCAAACCCCAACTGACACTGGAGGAACCGTGGGCGTATCAGGCGACCCCGTTTGGCTCGAAGACGTGCTACGTCCCGCGCTGGGCGACCGACTCAAGACACTCGACGGCTGGAAGACCGATGGCGTCGGCGGCACCATGGGCAACATCTGGGGTGTCATCTGGCACCACACCGGCAACGCTGCTGAAACCGCGCAGTCGATCAGCCAGGGACGTCCAGACCTCGCGGGCCCGCTCGCGCAGATTCACATCGCACCCGACGGCATCGTGACCATCGTCGCTGTCGGACCCTGCAACCACGCCGGCGCCGGTTCCTGGCCCGGGCTGCCGACCGACGGCGCCAACGCGTACACCATCGGCATCGAATGCGCCTGGCCCCGCAACACCGCGCTCACCGAGGACACCGCCAACCAGGAACGGTGGCCCGACGCTCAGATCATCTCCATGCGCGACGTCGGCGCCGCACTCACCAAACACCTCGGCGTCCCGGTGTCGCACAACATCTCCCACCGTGAATGGGCGCGCTTCGGACCCGCCGGTCAGCGCCAGTACAAGTGGGACCCCGGCAATCTCGACATGGACTGGTTCCGTGGCGAGATTCAGAAGGACATCGACGGCGCGTTCGACGGGCCGAGCATCCCTCAGCCGCCGGACCCCACACCGTTCCAGCATCCGTCGAATGACCAGATGCTCAAAGACGTATGGGATCAGTTGAGAGGTCCTGAGGGTAAGGGTTGGCCGCAGCTCGGCGGGCTGACCCTCGTGGATGCCGTCGCGAAGTTGCTGGGGGAGAAGTGAACGGCCCCGACGGCAAGTGGCTCGGCCTCGGCCTCGGTGACGTCTCACCCGAAGTCCGCTCCATCAAAGCCTTCCTGCGCCGCAAGTTCTCCTACGCTGCAGGGCTTTCCGATGACGAGACATTCGACCCAACCCTCGTCGTTGTCGTCTCGGACATGCAGCAGCGGTACCAGGCATCAGGCAAGCTGCAGCCTGGTCAGTTCGTGCTCGGTGTCATCAACTACGCGACCAAGGTGGCGATGGGCTACACCGTCGTCGTCGCGCAAACCCTGCCCGTGCTGTTCACCGTCGAAGGGCACCTGTCGGATATGTTCGTCGGCCCGTGCGCTGAGACCGCCCGGGTGCTCGAGCGTGAAGGCACATGCCGCTGGCAGCCCGTCGGCTACGACAACGTCAGCCTCCCATTCAACGACGCGAGCGGTATCGCCGAACTCGACCGGCTGTTCTCCGACTATCTGACATTCCCACTCGGCACACCATGGGGCCTGTCCATCTTCAGCCAGGGTGCGCTGGTCGGCTGCCAGTTCTTCCTTGACCACGTGCAGAACCCGCACGGCAAGCACCACAACCGATTCGCCGACTGGCGCGGCACCCTCGCACACGGAAACCCCATGCGCGAGAAGGACGTCAACGCGCCATGGGTGCCCGACCCGCCGAAACCTGGCACACAAGGCATCTACAGCCGCCACATGACCGGCACCGCACCCGGCGGCGAGCTCGAGCCCCGCTGGCGCGAAGTGAACCGCACCGGCGACCTGTACGCCGAGAACCCCACCAACAACGCAGGCCGCGATCGGACCGCCGTCTGCACCGCAGTCGTCGACGGCCAACTGTTCGGCGCCGGCTCACTGGCTGAACGGCTCTGGATACTCGCCACCCACTTGGGCGACGAGGTGTGGGCGTTGGCGCAGGCCATCATCGGCGGCGTCAAGTTCCTGATCAACATGGCCCCACACGGTGCCTATGACCTCGGCCCGGGCATCGCATGGATGCGCGACAGACTGAAAGGCAAGGCGTGATGTTGGCCAAGATCATCGAGAAGCTGTCCAGCGCCAGGGCGCGGAACTACTTCTACGCGCTGTCCACGGCGTTCCTGGCGTTCGCAGTCGGCTATGACTGGATCGCTCCCGACAAGCTGCCTCTCTGGCTGACGCTGCTGGCCGCGCTGTTCGCCGTCACGTCAGGCGGCACGGCGACGGTTGTTCTGTCGAAGCAGCGCAAGGATGGCACCGTCCAGTGAGTTGGTCGCTGCTGCGGGAGTTGAGCGGACTCGGGGCGCCGAGCCTTGCGACATTCATCAGCGCGATGTTTGTGGTTGCCTTGCAGCGTGGTTGGCTCATTCTCGGCAAGTACCACCGCGAAGTCGTCGCCGACCGAGAGAAAGAAAACGACCTGCTTCGCGCGGCGTACGACAAGGTGCTCGACTCCAACGGCGTACTCACCCGCACAGTGCTCGAGCAGAACGTCACCAAGGACACCACCAACAAGCTGCTCGTCGCGTTGCGTGAAGCCGCGGAGGCTGATCGATGATGTTCCGTCGCCGCAAGGATGAAGTCGCGCAGTCACAGCTCCGCATCGAAGACGCTGCGGCGCGCAATGCTGCCGCGGAGGCGCATAACCGCGCCACCCGACTACTGGCCCAGCAGTCCCACACCGTCACGGAGCGGTTGCGGCGCGAGGTCGAGAAGAACCATTTCACGGAGATGCTGCTACAGGCCTGGGGGGCACGGTGACGCGCGGACTGCGCTACTGGTACGGATTCAGCGCTGCGGTCGTGACGATCACCTATGTGTCGGATATCTGGCTGGATATCGACT